AAAAAGATCACTGGTCTAGGCGATACAGCATTTATGACTGCAGAAAAGATGAAGAAGGCTGGAGACCTACTAGGGTTTGACCCTAAGACAACTGCCTTTGGTCAAAACCTTCAGCAGGGAACTGCTGCTGCTCGTGGTGCAGATGAAGCATCAATGATTACACAGCTTCGCTCAAGTGAAGAGTTTAAGACAGAGTTTGCAGATCAGATTAATGCAATTAAGAATGCTACTAAGGGTCAGGCTGAGGCAGCCCTTGCTGCTGTCTCTAACCAGCTATTTGCTGCTGGGGCATCTCAAGAGCAAGTTGATGCATACGTAAGAGCTATTGCACAAGAGGCAGAGCAAACAAGCCTATCGTTTGATTTTGCAAACATTGATTTTGCTAAGAGTGGTAAAGATCAGATCGTAAAGGCAGCACAGGATTCTTCAAAGGCATTCCAGGATTCATTCCAGGCTGGATTCAAAAAGGGTGGATTTGTTCAAAAAGAGTTCCTGGGTGTCAAGTCAGTACTTAAAACAGTAGACAGCCTATCACCACAAGCTCAGGCAGCTGCATCTACTTTTGCTGGCACAACTGCGTCCTCCCTGCAGGCATTAAAGGACGGTCTTGCAAATAACCTAATAAGTGCAGAAGATTTTAATGTTGGCCTACAGGGTGTTGTCGGAACGCTGAGTGAGCTAGATGAATCTCAGATGAACCTAGTGTTACCAGATCTATACAAGAAGCTTGGCGTAGAAGATCTGATGAAGGAAATTCCTCTAGTTGGAGATCAGCTGCTACTTCTGCAAGCAGATGCTGCTGGCATTGACATACCTGAGCCAGATATGAATGCCCTTAAGAATGCAGACAAGAGTGCAAAGGCAGCCTCTGTTGCTCTTAGGGTTAGAACAAAGCTTAAGAAGCAAGTTGAAGAGCAAGCAATTGCTCAAGAAAAGGTTAATAAGAAGATAGAGGAAGAAGCTCTAATTAACGAGCAGATTGCTTCCGCCAATGTTGCTCTTGCAGACAGAGTTGTTCAGCTAGAGAATCAGCAGTATGCCTATGACTATCTGATTAAGCAAGGATACACAGCAGCACAAGCATTTGATCTAGCAGGAGACGCTGGTCTTGCTGCAGGTATTAAGGCAGCAACTGGTGCTGGAGTTGCTGCTAGCGAGTGGACAGACATGAAGAACCTGATTGACCAGGTTCTAAAGCTAGAAAAGACTGCACCAAAGGGTCCAACAAGCGGTGGTGGAGATAAGAGTCCACTGCAGCAGGCAATTGAGTCACTTCAGGAACAAAGAAAAGAAATTCTAGAATCTAATACTGCATTTAATAAGTTGCGTAAAGCAGGCTTTGATACTGCTGATGCCATGAAGGCTGCAGAAGACCCAATCCTAGCAGCAGCTTTGGCTACCACTAAGGTTGGAACAAAGCAGTGGGCTGACCTAATTAAAAGAATTAAGGAAACTCAGAGACTTCTTTCCAAGAAGGAAATGCAGGACCTACTTCGTGGCGGTAAGGTTGAGATTGCAGAAAAACGTGCACAGGCTACAGTAGCAAATGCACTAACTACTTTGGGATATACAGCAGAGCAAATTGACGAAGTTCTTTCAGATCAAGAGTTTACCAATACCCTTGCTGATGACCTTAAGGATGGTAGCATCAATGCAAAGGAAGTTCTGCAGAGACTTGCTCAGATTAAGCAGATGGGAAGAATTGACGTAGACATTGCATTCTCCACAAAGGAAGGTGCTGCTGATGAGTTCCAGAAGCGTTATGACAAGGTTGTAGGTTATCTAGAAGCTCAGAAGCAGGTTATTGAGGTAGACTTCCAGGTACAAACAGCTGATGAAAATGCAGTCATTCGTGATGCAGAAAATGAAATAGCAGGAATTCAGTATAAGATAGACGATCTTGAAGCACAGCTAACTGGTATCGAAGACCAAGAGGGTGTTATCAATGAGGCTTACGATGAGCGTAAGAAGGCCCTTGATGATATTGCTAAGGCTAACGATGTTATTGCAAGACAGCAGAAAAACCAGCTAACTTTGGCAGACGCTCTTTCCCAAGGTGATATAGCAGCAGCTGCTAAGGCAGCTCAGGACATGAGAGCTCAGTCTGCACAAGACTCTATCGCAAATCAGGGAGACCTTCTTGAGCTATCAAAGGAGCAGCAGCTAGCTAACCTGAGGTCTAAAGATGGCAGATCTAGAAAGCAAATCGAAGACGAAATTAAAAAGCTAAAGAAGGATATCTTTGTAATTGAAGAAGAAAGACTTGAAGTAGCTCGTGAATCAATCAGAGATGCCGAATACGACAAGGCAGTTAGGCTAGAGTCTATCAATGCTCAAATTCTAAGATGGGATGTTCTTGCAGCCAAAGTAAATGAGGCAAAGCTAAGACTAACTCCAGGAGAGATGTCAGCAATGGAATACCAGGCAGGCCTTATTGCTGACCTTCTTGATGACTGGAATAATATTGAAGACAAAACAGCAATTCTGAAAATTATTAAGCAGACTATTGATGAAGAGCTTGGTACTGGAGGAGCTGGTACAACTACTACGACTACCACAACCTCCACTACATCTGGTGGAAACGGTGGAAATGGTGACAATGGTGGAAATAGTGACAGTAGTGATGAAAAAGCTGTAACGGACGCACAAAAGTCAGCAGCTGCTCTAAAGGCTTCTGGAATGAGTATTTCGGGATTCATTAAGAAGCAAGACTCTGCAATTATTGATAGCACCTTAAAGACTAAGGCTAATCTAGAAAATGCAGGATCTTTAATAGGTCAAACTTCATCTTCAGCTGGAGAGGCAAACAGGTTTAACAACCTGCTGGCAGCATCCAAAGTAACATCAGACAATCTTGCTAAGGCTGGATCTATTGCAAAGAGTACATCGTCGTCCGCAGGTGAAGCTAATAGATTTGCAAATCTGTTGCAAAAGGCTATTTCAACTCCAACAGTTGCTTCTGCTCTTGGTTTGGGAACAAAGTCTCCAATTAATAGCGTTCCAACTTTACTAGCAAAACCTACAACCGCATCAATACTTCAGGCTAAAGGAATTAAGCTTGCACGTGGTGGAATGGTAAAGTACATGGCAGATGGTGGACTGTTTAGCTCACTAGGCACAGACGTAGTACCATCTATGCTTACCCCAGGAGAGTTTGTAGTTAGAAGAAGTGCTGTAAATAACTTTGGTATTGATAAGCTAAAGGCAATAAATTCTGGCACATACAATGGCGATTCAGTGTATAATTATGAAGTAAACATTAATGTACAGAGCAATGCTAATGCAGATCAGATTGCATCTTCCGTTATTGGAAAGATTAAGCAGATTGACTCTCAGCGTATCAAGGGGAATAGATTCTAATGGCTAGTGAATCATACATGGTTGGTCGCAAGAAGTACCAGCGTCCACAGGCAATGATGTGGTCAGATAACTCTGGTACCTTGGTTGATGGGCTGTACGTTCCAAATGGACTTGAGGTTGGGTCAGATCCTGGTGCTGAAACTAACGAGGCATTGTTTGATCAGTTCTTAATCCTTTCTGACGATAATCGTGGACCAATAGACTTTAAGCCAACAAGAATTGAAAATAGAAAGCGTATGGTAAATGGTAGGATGCGTTCTTACCACATTGCAGATAAGCTAACCATCTCAACATCGTGGGACATGCTGCCTTCTAGGGCATACCATCTAAGACCTAACTTTAACCAGGAGACTGGAAAGTCTGAGTACTATAATAACAGAACCCTTGAGTATACTACGGATGGTGGAGCTGGAGGCGTTGACATTCTAGACTGGTATGAAAATCATCAAGGACCTTTCTGGGTGTACCTTGCTTACGACAAGCATTCTGTATTTGGTAATAATGACAGTGCCTATGGGCACCTAGGGCAGTACAACCAGCTTATTGAGATGTACATTGCTGACTTTTCATATTCTGTGGTCAAGCGTGGTGGGAGCAACTATGACTTCTGGAATATCTCTTTAACGCTGGAAGAGGTGTAAATGTTTCAAGACAATGATTTAAAAAATCACCTAGAGACTTCTTCCACTATTAGAACTCAGTCTGCAGTAATTGCTGAGTGGAACATGAACCTTGCAGAAAACATTTCTTTGGTTGGTAACTATAGGTATAGGCCAACTGAGGGACCGTCAACAAAGTATGGTTTGCCAATCGGTTCTTTTGATCAGAATGATTCTGGTAACTTCTACACCAATGCTACAGATGCAGACGTAGTAATTGATGGAGGTTTAGATGACGACAACGAAACCCCACTAGCCTTTACAAGCAAAAAAGAAAAAGAGAAGATGCTCTACTCTCTTGAGGATTGCTTTGGCAAGTTTAGGCCACGATCTGGAATCAACAAGCTACGCTACTTTCCTGGGGCATACAGTCATTTTACAAACATAAACATGATTCGTAGACCACGCTACTATATGGCACATAAAGATGATGCCTTTAAGTATTGGTCTTCGTATAGAACTGAGGCAGGGGTTGAGAGAGGTATTGCTAACAAGTTAGTTAATGGACAATACTTTATTGATGATGCCTCTCCGTTTGTAGTTTATAAAAACATTATTCCATCTAACCGCATTGTTGTAAAGATGCAGACAAACGTTGGTGAGGTTGATCTGGGTCCATTTGGCACAACGTCTGGATCATTCCAGGATCCATTCTTTGGTAATGCCAATAGAACAACTCCAGTCAGATGGAAGGTCCAGACCCTAAAGGATAATAACTGGATAGATGCAGTTTCTTTTAACCTGGGGTCATCTAGAAGAGATGGCACACCAATCATTGGTTCTGATGGATATGCTGAACTTTCTTACGGTCTAATTGTTCCAGAAAAGTACCGTGATATTTTTGTCAAGGCAGAAGAATACTTTACTGAAAGCTTTCTTCCAGAGGAGTCTGTAAACGGATACGCATATCTTATTAGAGATAACGAATCAGACGTAGGAACTTTCCACATCTGGGTAAGCTCTACAGGAAGCTATGAAACATTTGTTCCACAATACGGATGGTATCTTGAAGAGTCTTCTGTAGATAGACTTACCAATTTTGTTAATGATTTAACTGCACCAGAAACATACGTAGATCCAATATCTGGAAAAACCAAGTATCGTGAGTTTGATGAAATCTCTGGTCTAAGAATTGTGGTAGACACAATGAATAAGGTTGACGCAATTCTTGATCTCATAGAGCTGTCCCCAAGACTAGCTGTAAATCTTTCTGAAAAGACTGAGTCGTTTAGTCTCACCAAGGCAGCATCTGATGTAGGCAATAGCGGTATGCCAGTGGGTCAGCTGCTTGCTGGAGTTGGATCGCTAACACTTTTTGACTATGACCTAGCCTTTAGTTCGCTAAACTCAACAAGCATAGTTTCTAAATACTTGTCTAAAAATATTCAGTTTAAGTTTTACGAGGTTATCGTAGACGTAGATGGGTATGACTACTACGTGCCAATCAAGACGATGTATTCTGAGGGCATTCCTGAGTTAAGTAGCAACGATAGATCAGTACAGCTTACGCTTAGAGACATGTTCTTCTACTTTGAGTCTAAGTCTGCACCACAGATTCTAATTCAAAATGCATCAGTTAGCTATGCAGTATCCTTGCTACTAGACTCAATTGGATTCTCTAACTACGTATTTAAGAGATTGTCTACAGAGTCAGAATCAATTATTCCATACTTCTTTGTTTCACCAGACAAAACAATTGCAGAAGTTCTCAATGACATAGCTGTATCAACTCAAACTGCAATGTTCTTTGATGAGTACAACAACCTTGTTCTTATGAGCAAGGAGTATATGCTTCCACAAAATACTGCGGAAAGACCTACAGATATTACTCTGTATGGCTCTAATGACTTTGAGCGTGATGGCCTAATTAACAACAAGTCTACAAAGCCAAAGCTAGCAAACATCATTGAGCTAAGCTCTCAGCAAGACCAAGTATTCAATGATGGTAGAGTTTCTTACACTAACAGGTACATTCAGAGATCTTACGGATCACTACGCCAGGCATCTATGATTGATAAGGACAAGACTTGGATATACAAGCCAGCATTGCTTTGGGAAGTAGCAGGAACTGAGAATACTAAGTCTGTTAATGATGTTGTTGGTAACCAGTCTAGCTTTGTGTTGGGAGCAATCCCACTAGAGTCAGAACTACCAGCAACCGTGCCCTTCGTTCAAAACGGTATTCTTCAAAATAACATTATGAACTTTGGAGAAGGTGTCTATTGGATTACAAGATACAACGGATACTTTTACGCCAATGGTGAGATTATTAAGTTTGATGCTGTAGAGTATGAGATTCCAGGAGTGAATCGTAATGTATTCCAGAGAACTGATAATGGACAGATTAGTTCATCCACTGTATCTGGCTCTGCAATTGGCAGGGTATGGATCACTAGCGTTAGAGAATACCAGAAGTATTTTGCAAAGTTACCATTCAATGGAAAGATGTACCCTACGGGTCGTGTAAGAATTTACTCTGAGCCAAACTACGTAACTGTAAATGGTATAGAAAGATTGGCTGATGGTCCTGTAGCTAAGCACGGTCGTGGTCAGTTTGGAACTCCAGTTGTTACTCACCAAGCTGGCCTGTCTTCTTATTGGACATCAAACTCTTCTGTCCGTGGTTGCTCTATGAAGTCTTCGCAGCTCTTTGGTGCTACAGAGGATACAGCTATTCAGGTTGGGGCAGCTGGACAAAGCAACTCTATTGCTACAAACTCTACTAGGGTTGGAGTCATTAAGAATTTCTTGACCTATTCTCCGTCATCAGAAAATGTGACGCAGAATACAATTGCACCTGGAACAATCCAGTCCTCTGCTCTTGTCTTTACTGGTCCATCTTTTACAACTACACAAACCCCAATCGACTTTGTTTCCTATATTCACAAGCCACTAGACAATAGGTATAAGCATTTTGGAACTAGGGCTAGAATTATTGGCAAGATTGAAAACAGCGAGACTAGCGGTCAGACACCAACTGGAGCATCTCAGTACTACATTGGAAATCCAAACAGCCCAGTACAGCCAGTAACTATTAGCGGTGCATCTGGTGGACTGGCAGTGCTTCTAAATCCTGAGACTAATAATGGATACTACTTTGAGATAGCAGCACTAACTGAGAACAATATTGAGTCTTACGAGAATGCTGATGCCATCCACAATATTCTTTTTTATAAGGTTGGAAAGTCCTCTGATCCTGCTGAAACAAAAGCTGTTCCGATTAAGTTGTGGGGTGGGCTAGCACAAATTCTTGTAGACGATGGTAAGTTTACTGGCCAGTACCGCATGGCTAATGAGCAAAACCCAACGGTATATGACTTAGCAGTTGAGTATCAGGATGTTGGAACATCAAGAAGGTTCTTCCTATATGTCAATAATAAGCTAATCGCTACAGTTGTGGACGACACTCCTCTCCCAGTATATAACAATATGGCATTGTTTGTTCGTGGGTCTTCTAGGCTGATGTTTGAAAATATTTATGCTATTACCAACAACTATTCTCAGAATACGGTTTATGCCCTGGACACCCCAGTAAACGCAGCATTCTCTGATGATGAGATTGACATGAATGAGTCTTTCCGTAAGTATTCCATGAGTGGAATTATTCAGTCTAGCTATCTATCTGGTATCAGTCCTGCTGAGCCACCAAGATATAGCATGTACTTTGAAGAGTTTGGAACTATTATGCGTGAAGCTGCATACTTTAATGTAAGGTATGACAAGGCCTTCCCAGCACTATACGCAAAGCTATCTCCAACCTTTAACAAGATTAAGGGGTATACAACCTCTGGCTTTATTGCTAGTGCCTACGGTGCTGAGTTTATGGTTTTTAATGCTACAGATACAGCCCTAAGCCTAGATGAGACTAGCGGAAACTATCTGAGAATTCAGGGAGTTACCTTCACACAAGAGTCAAGGCATGAATACAGCGTGGATGAATATTTTGATAAGAAGAGTGACTACTCCAATCCACAGTTCTCTGCAGGTCAGCTAGTATCTTATCCAGTCAAGTCTAAGAAGGACTATCAGGATATCAAGATTAGCAGACTTACGCACGGTAAAAAAGAGTTTAATCTTGATGCACCATACATCCAGTCACACGATGATGCAGAAAATCTGTTGGGCTGGATGATTTCAAAGATTATGAAGCCAAGGAGATCCATTGGCCTGAAGGTGTTCGCAATGCCAACGCTACAGCTTGGTGATATTGTAGAGCTTGATTACAAGGATAACGAAGGAATAAACCAAGCATCACTTGATGGTGCAAAGTTTGTTGTATATCAGATCGAATATTCTAAGTCACAGGATGGACCAGAGATGACTGTATTTTTGAGCGAGGTAGTGTAATGGATTCTAGACCAGCATCAGTTACTAGTAATAGCTATGATTCCGAAACCGATGACTCTGTTAAGGTTGCTACGCCAGACATTCTAATCCTGACAGAGGAGGCAATGTCTCCAGAGGTAATGACTGACCTAATCTTTGAAGACATTGGTGGTCAAGAGATTATTAGCATCGCCAGAAATGATATTATTAATGGTCAAAACGTTTTGTATCAGCCAATTAAAAATATCACCAGCCTTTTTTATCAATACAACCCTCAAAATCTTGTGGCTCTGCAAAAAACCGACAAGGATTATTTTAAGAACTTTCCAATATCGCTACAGTCTCATATTCCAGAATGTGGTACTGGGTACGATGTTGTAAATAACGTAGAGGTTTCTAACTGTAAGTATGTCTATGTTGATCCAGCAACAAGTAATTTAATTATTAATGTGATTAATATGTTGCCAGGTCAAGAGGTCGAAGTACAGATAATGACCACAGCAAGCGTTCTAGATGATACAATATATTAGGATATTATGATTACTAACACTGGAAAAGGCATTCTTGCCAAGTATTTGATTGGGCAGGCACCAGCCTATGCCTCGTACATTGCCGTTGGCTGTGGACCACAGGCTTTGAATAGCGAAGAGCCTGGATTTACTCCAGAGCAGATTGCAGAATACTCTGCCAAGAATGCTCTAGACTTTGAGATGTTCCGTGTTCCAATTATTTCTAGGGGATACGTTAATGATGGTGGCAATGTTAAGCTAGTACTTACCGCTGAGCTACCAACTGAAGAACGATATGAAATCACAGAGGTTGGTGTATTCTCTGCTGGATCTAACCCATCAGCAGGTGCGTTTGACAGCAAGAGCGTTTATTCATTTACTCAAACAGAGGGGTGGGAGTATCATACTAATACTGGTGTGAAAGAGGTTCCAACCGTATATTCACCACTAGATTCTGATAATGACAACATAATTACTGGAGAATATTTTGTAAATGGTCAGCTAGTTGAAACGCCAGTTTTTCATACAAATGCTGACAACAGAACCTTTACAAATACAACAAGGGTTGGTCGCAATGAGCGATGCAGATTCCTAAATAATATTGTTATGATTGCTGGAAATGACTCCGTATTGTCTAAGAACTTAGACGGTTCCCTCAATATTGATTCTGGAAATCACATTCACATTACCAATGCATCCTTTAACTTTAATAAAAACTCTCCAACAGATGAGCTAAGGCTAGCCTTTTCAGTTATCAGCAAGGATCCTGTTTTAGATGTTGCTCCAGACAATGTAAAAATTCTAGTAGAGTTTTCCTCTTCTGACACATCTTTATCTGGAGAGTATGCAAAGTTTTCTGTAAATCTAGATAATGAAGGATTCTCTGGAGACGGAGATCAGTCTGTTGACTTTGCTAGCAACAGATACTTTGTAGTATCAAAACAGCTACAGGAGCTTTCTTACACTGCAGGTTTTAACTGGGATATTATAACAACGGTAAGGGTCTATGCTTATGTTGAGGTTGACGGACAGGCATCAAGTGATTTTTATGTTGCTTTAGATTCAATGAGGCTGGAAAATCTCACCACAAACAATCCACTATATGGCTTGACTGGATATTCTGTATTGAAGAATGATGGTGCCCTGCCAATTGTTAAGCTTTCAAACACTTCTAACTTTATTGAGTTTAGGATTTCTGTGGGGGTTGAGTAGTGGCTACACCAGGAATTAAAAACGTAGTTGTATCTAGCCAAGATCTTCCTGCAGTAAATACTAACAATGAATATATTGTTAGATATAGAATAGTATCAGATGACAAAAACAGATACTCTCAGTGGTCACCAATGTTTTTAGTTCAGGGCAATGACGTAACTGAGGTAGATGCAGATGCGTCTGTTTCTGGACGAGTAATCTCTATAGTGTGGAGCGACCCTGAGCCAAGAGCTGGGTATGATGTCTTTGTTAAGTTTGACTCTGGTGACTACTTTTATCACGGTAGATCTAGCACAACTAACTACTCACTGATTAGTCAGGGAACAACTTCGTTTAAGTTTTTAATCCAGGTAGAAAGCATGGACAAGCAAATTAACGAATCTATTAAAATCTATGAATCAGAAGTGATTCCTCTGGTATAATGTCTTAGGAGAAAAATATGGCAAACATTCCAGTACCAGAGCGTGGTCAACCTTTAGACCTAACGTATATCTATCAGCTAGCTAATGCTGTAAATCAGCTATCTCTACAGTCTGCTTATTCAGCAAACAAGTTTGTCTCTATTGAGACTCCTGCAGCTAATGTTGGCAGGCAAGACGTTAAGATCACAGACAGCAGAATTATTGGTGGGTACCAACAGCTTGCACCCAATAGCAATGTAACCGCAGGATCGTCTGTTGACTTCTCGTATAATTTCCCAGGTGCTGACTTTAAGTATCCTCCAATTGTAACTGCAACTCCAGTAAATATTTCAGGAACAGAGGCAGGTAGCGATGTGTCAATCATTATTAAGCTTATTACAACTGCTCGTGTAGAGGGTGTTGTTAAGTTTGGAACAAGTGGTACTACATCTGTAGGCATTAACCTAATTGCTGTAGGTGTACCAAACTAGGAAATATTATGGCTCTAGTAGACATGAAATCCTATAACGATGCACCAGTAATTCCTGGCAGCAAGAAAGTTTGGTTTTTGAACGGTGACCTTGTAAGAGTACATCACCTGAACAAGTCTAACGGAATTATGTCTGTCTATAATATTACAAAGGATCAGCTTGAGAGCTGCCTAATTTCTGACTTTAAGAGAAATCGTGAAAGAGCCTACACTGTAGGAGAGACGGCACAGCTAGTAAACAGGCACAAGAAGTACTTGCCAAACTTAATGAAGCGTGGTATAATTCCACATCCAACAGGATCTCAGAAGGGTGGGGCAACTGCATGGCAAGTAAGAAGTTACTATTCAGAGTCGCAAGTTCGTGACATTCGTGATATACTAGCTTCCTACCATATGGGAAGACCCCGTAAGGACAAGCTAATTACAAATGATATAACACCTTCGCCACAAGAGTTGACACGGCGTATGGGTGATGGTATACTGACTTATACAAGGACCGAAGACGGTCGATTCATTCCAGTGTGGTCTGAATCAATTTAACAGAAAGAAAACGGGTATGAATAACGAAGACACTAAGGTACGTGTAGCACTAGGCTATACTCTTAATCTAGGCAACTTCCAGTCACTGCGTATTGATCTTGAGGTATCAGACAATAAGCGTGATGGAGAAAACACTAATGACGCATTTGAGCGTGTGTACAAGTTTGTTGAGGACAAGCTTGCTGAGAAGGTCAAGGAAGCATCTGCTGAGGTAGAGGCAAAGTAAATGGCTGACCGCAAAGACCAAATGGCTTTGCTAAGTAAGTTTGAAAAGCATTACAAGTTCAAGTACGATGTAAAGCCAAATTTAAATCGCTGGGCAGAAGCCTGGGCAGCTGATGCAATCATAGACTCATTTGGTTTGCACAAGTGTTATGAGATGTTAGAATACTATTTTGATGTTCACCCGTCTCCTACATGGAAGAATTTTGCAAACCAGATTGACAACTTGATTGAGTCAAAGAGTCGTCTAGAAGACGATAGTGTTGAAAGACTAGAGCGAAGAAAGAAAGCAAGAGAGTGGCTAAGTGACTAACGTAGAAGATAGAATTATATCTGCGGTATTGGAAGACAAGCAGCTTCACGTTTTGCTACAGGCAAACGTTGAGTCGCTGCTAAGAACCCATGGAGACATTTGGCAGTTCATTCGCAAGTATGCAGAGCTTAATGGATCTGTTCCACCAACATCTTTAGTTGTCGAAAAGTTTAGGGACTTCTCTCCCGTTTCTGGCATTGGTGCTACCAAGCATCATCTAGAAGAACTTCAGGCATCATATCTAGAAGATAGCCTAAAGGAAATTCTAGTTTCTGCAGCAACTGATGTGCAGAATGGAAAAGGCGTTCAGGTTCTTGAGTCACTAATTACAAAGACATCTGAGCTAAAGAAGAACACCTCTGTAATTAGAGACATTGATGTCACAGATCTGGAGTCTGCAGTTGCTTATTATGAGCACGTTCAGAAGCAGCAAGAGCTAGGAACTATTGGTATCAAGACTGGTCTTCCAGGATTTGATAACTACCTTCCTGCTGGCATTATGCCAGGACAGCTAGGAGTTATGCTTGCTTATCCAGGTATCGGAAAGTCTTGGCTGTCGCTATACTTTGCGGTACAGGCATGGAAGCAGGGCAAGTCTCCAATGGTTATCAGCCTTGAGATGAGCGAGACAGAGGTTCGTAACCGTGTCTTTGCAATCATGGGTGAAGGTCTTTGGTCACACAGAAAGCTTTCTAATGGTCAGATGGATATTGAGGACCTAAAGCGTTGGCACGAAAAGACTCTTAAGGGCAAGCCAGAGTTCCACATTATTTCTAATGATACTGGTGGAGACATTACTCCATCCGTACTGCGTGGAAAGATTGATCAGTATAAGCCTGACTTCGTTGTAGTTGACTACTTGCAGCTCATGTCTCCAAACCAAAAAGCAGATAACGAGACGGTACGTATGAAGAACCTTTCTCGTGAGCTAAAGCTTATGGCAATTGGAGAAGAAGTTCCTATTATTGCTATCTCTTCAGCAACGCCAGATGACGTTACAAAGCTAGATACTGTTCCTACCTTGGGTCAGACTGCTTGGTCTCGCCAAATTGCCTACGATGCTGACTGGGTGCTCGCTCTGGGTCGTGCTACAAACTCTGACATCATTGAGTGTGTATTTAGAAAAAACCGTAATGGATTTATGGGAGACTTCCTGGTGCAGGTTGACTTCGATAAGGGTTGGTATCACTACAAGGATTATGAAGATAAGTAGTTATAATGTTATATGTTAAATTTGCATCACAAGTCGATCAAGAGATTTAGTCTGGATGGTAACATTCATGACGACTCTGCCATCATTAGGTTAAAAGCAGAGTACATTAGGCTTCTAATGACAGAAATGAGACTGACTGGGTATGCACCAAGATTTGACATTAACCCAGACTTTACGCTAAAATATAATGAACAGTGCCAATATTTTGAATTTGAATTAAGTATTTATGGAGTATACGTAGGAAAGAAAAAGAGCGAATGGATATCAGGAGTAGACGAAACAAAACCAATCTTTATACCGCAGAACAAATCAAAAGAGTTCTCGAAGGAGCAGGTTTAAGCATTGAGTCTGAGGTAGACTCTGACTATATACTGTTTTGTCCATTCCACGGTAACCACCGTACTCCAGCAGGAGAGGTTGATAAATCCACTGGTCTTTTCTTTTGCTTCTCGTGCCACCATGTCTGTGATCTTATCGAACTAATGATGCATACCACTGGTAGAACATACTTTGAGTCTGCCAGATATATCAAGAGCAAAGAGCAGGAGTCGTCTCTTATTGACTCAGTCGCTAAGCAGCTAGTAGTAAAGCCAGACTACATACAGTACGACAAAGCCATGATTGACAGGCTTAACAATCAGGCTCTAGATTCTAGCAGAGCAATGTCTTATTATGCTAATAGGCAGATTACTGCAGAATCGGTGAAGAAGTTTAAGCTAGGTTATTCTGAAAAGCAAGATATGGTAACTATCCCAGTGCACTCACCAGATGGCATTGAGGTTGGTTTTGTTGGCAGATCTATAGAGGGCAAAGACTTTAAGAATACTCCAGGACTGCCAAAGAGCAAAGTTTTATTTAATCTGCACAGGGTAAAGTCTTCTAATAGTATCTACATTGTAGAGTCATCATTTGATGCTATCAGACTAGATCAATGCGGATTTCCAGCGGTAGCTACATTGGGTGCAAATGTATCCAGTTACCAAACAGACCTACTCAAAAAATACTTCAATAACATTATCGTTATTGCAGACAATGATGAAGCAGGCGGTAATATGAAAGACAAGATTGTTGAACGTCTTGGATCTCGTGTTACTGTTATTAAACTAGATAAACAATATAAAGATATTGGCGACATGGACGACACAGCGATAAAATCTTTGGACCAATCGTTTGACAAATCCATTGCTGCCATGCTAAACTAAAAAACCAAAATATAAACAAAGTATAAAGGAGAATATTATGGGAGTTGTAAAAGGGCTAAAGAATATCAATGCACTACTTGATAAGCCAAAGTATGATGAAACCAAGGCCAAGGTTCGTTGGCTAAAGCTAGCTGACGGCCAGTCAGTAAAGATCCGCTTCATTGAGGAGCTGGATGAGGATAGCCCAAGCTATGCCGAAGAGCGTGGACTTGCTCTAGTTGTTAAGGAGCACACTAACCCAAAGGACTACCGTCGTAAGGCTGTAGACACCATGGACACTGAGGGCCGTGACTGGGCAGAAGAGATGCACCGTAAGGACCCTAAGGCTGGTTGGCGAGCACGTATGCGTTTCTACTGCAACGTTCTAGTAGACGATGGTCTAGAGGACCCATATGTAGCAATTTGGTCAATGGGTGTTAGCAAGCAGTCTGCTTTCAACACCATTCGTGAGTACGCTATCGACACTGGTAGCATCTCAAACCTTACCTGGAAGGTAAAGCGTAACGGTCAGGGTACCGAAACTAGCTATACCCTAATTCCATCTACACCAGACAAGGAGCCATTCGACTGGAAGGACATCCGTCCATTCCCACTAGAGTCTGCTCTTAGCAAGGTACCGTATGCTGAGCAAGAGGCATACTACCTAGGATTTGACACTCCGTCAAGCTCTTCGTCTGCAAGCATGGATTGGTAAAATACTAAATGAGCTACATTGGTCTACATGTCCACACCCACTACAGCCTATTTGATGGCATCGCTACACCTCTAGAGTATGTGCAGCGAGCTAAAGAACTTGGTATGAATGCACTAGCTATCACTGACCACGGTTCTCTATCTGGTCACCGTGAGTTCTACCGTGCTGCTAATGAAGAGGGCATTAGGCCAATTCTTGGCGTAGAAGGATATATTACCGCTGATAGGTTTGACAAGCGAGACAAGGAAGATCGTAAGGGTCTTCTGGATCTTGTTTATAACCACATCATTATCCTTGCCAAGAACGACATTGGGCTAGAAAATCTAAACAAGCTCAATGAGATTGCGTGGACTGAGGGTTACTACAAGAAGCCACGTATTGACTATGAGGTGCTAGAGAAGTACTCAGAGGGACTAATCGTCCTTTCTGGGTGCCTCTCTGGTGCCCTAGCCAAAGCTATTGAAGCTGAAGAGCTGGCTGAGGCTAAGCGTATTATTGAGTGGCACAAGCGTGTCTTTGGCGATGACTACTACATTGAGGTCATGCCACACAACCCTGCAGAAGTAAACAATCAGTTGCTTGCACTTGCAGATGAGTTTGGGGTAAAGGCTGTAGTAACTCCAGACTGCCACCACGCACACACTGGTCAGAAGGAAATTCAGGAGCTAAAGCTTATTCTGAATACCTACAGCAATAAGGTTGCCAAGGATGCAACCTACGACAAGTCACTACAGTATGACAATCTGATGGATAAGCTAGATTACCTTTACGGTGCAGATCGTCAGATGTCGTTTAATAAGTTTGAGATTCATCTTCTATCTGATGAAGAGATGCACAATGCCATGGGAAGCCAGGGTATCAATCGTGAAGACATCTATGAGCACTCAGTAGAGATTGCAAACAAGGTATCGTCTTATGACATTAAAGACCACCTAGACTTGCTTCCTGCACAGTATCAAGACCCTGATGGCGAGCTAAAGTCTCTAGCCCTAGAAGGTCTTGTAGAACGAGGACTTGCTGGAAAGCAGGAATACCTTGACCGTCTAGACGAAGAGCTTAAGGTTATTAGCGATAAGAACTTTGGTCCATACTTCTTGGTTGTGCGAAACATGATTTCGTGGGCAAAGAAGGAAGGCATTATGGTTGGACCAGGACGTGGTTCTGCTGCAGGTTCTTTGCTTTGCTATGCTCTAGGCATTACAGACATTGACCCTATTCAGCATGGTCTCTTGTTCTTCCGTTTTATCAATCCAGAGCGTAACGACTTCCCAGATATCGATACAGATATTCAGGACTCACGTCGTGAAGAGGTTAAGGATTATCTAGTTAGGCAGTATCGCCATGTGGCTTCTATCGCTACCTTCCTAGAGTTTAAAGATAAGGGCGTAGTGCGTGACATCGCACGTGTCCTAAACATTCCATTGGCAGATGTCAATAAGGTTATGAAGGTGGTGGACACTTGGGATGATTACTGTACGTCAAAACAAGCAGCATGGTTTAGGGAAAAGTATCCAGAGATTGAAGTCTATGGTGACCAGCTTCGTGGTCGCATTAGAGGAACTGGCATTCACGCTGCTGGTGTTGTTACTTCTAAGTCTCCAATCTTTAAGTATGCTCCGATGGAAACACGCACGTCGCCAGGTAGCGGAGAAAGAATCCCAGTAGTAGCTGTAGACATGGAAGAGGCAGAGCGTATTGGTCTTATTAAGATTGATGCACTAGGCCTAAAGACATTGTCAGTACTAAGAGACACCCTTGACATTATCAAAGATAGGTCTGGCGTAGAGATTAATCTTCTAGAGCTAGACATGGAGGACCCAAAGGTTTATGAGATGCTTTCTTCTGGATATACCAAGGGTGTGTTCCAGTGTGAAGCTACGCCATACACGAACTTGCTAGTTAAGATGGGTGTCAAGAACTTCGCAGAGCTTGCAGCATCTAACGCCCTAGTTCGACCAGGTGCTATGAATACCATTGGTAAAGACTACATTCTTCGTAAGCATGGTAAGCAGAACCTAGATTACAAGCACCAGAAGATGAAGGCATTTACGCAAGAGACTTATGGTTGCATCTTGTATCAGGAGCAGGTTATGCAGGCCTGTACAGAACTTGGCGGTATGACAATGGCTGAGGCTGACAAGGTTCGTAAGATCATTGGTAAGAAGAAGGATGCTAAAGAATTTGACCAGTTTAAGGAGAAGTTCGTAAAGGGTGCATCCCAATACCTATCTCCAAACGTCGCAGAAGAGCTCTGGACGGACTTTGAGGCACATGCTGGATACTCTTTTAATAAGTCTCACGCCGTGGCCTACAGTACCCTATCATACTGGACTGCATGGTTGAAGAAGTACTATCCAATTGAGTTTATCTATTCTATTCTAAAGAATGAAAAGGATAAAGATGCTCGTACTGAGTACCTGATCGAAGCAAAGCGTATGGGTATCTCTATTCGCCTACCACACATCAACGAGTCAGACATTGACTTTAAGATTGAGGGCAAGGGTATTCGATTTGGACTATCTGCAATCAAGTACATTTCTGACAATATTGCTCAGAAGTATATTGCTCGTAGACCATTTGCATCCTATAAGGATCTAGAGACATTTACATTTGGTAAGGGTAATGGTGTAAACTCTCGTGCTCTACAGGCTATGCGTTTGGTTGGTGCTGCCACCTTTGACGATAATCCAAGGAATGAGGATGAGGTTCGTGAGAACCTGTATGAGTTCTTGAACCTACCAGAGTTCAACATTGACATTCCATCACACTATTACGCATTTATTAATGACGTAGAAGAGTTTGAGGAAAAGGGTTCGTTTATTCTGATGGGCATGGTTAAGAACATCAAGCGTGGTAAGGGATGGTCTCGTGTAGAAATCCTAGACAAGACAGGAAGTATTGGTATCTTTGATGAAGAGCAGACAACTATTGAGCCAGGTCACACGTATCTTCTATTGGCTAGTGATAACAGGATTGTTACTGCAATCCCTGCTGACGAGCTAAAGGGGAATACCTCTGCACTGGTTAAGTTCTTGAACTACAAGCAGCTCCCATACAAGGAAGATGAGATGTATGTGATGGCATTCAAGCCACGTATTACAAAGACTGGCAAGAAGATGGCATCGCTAACTCTTGTAGATGCTGCTAGAGACCTGCACTCAGTAACGGTCTTCCCTACTGCATTTCCTAAGGCATATATGAAGTTGCAAGAGGGTAATGCTTACAAGTTTGAATTTGGAAAAACAAAAGATGGAACAGTCATATTGGAGGATATAATTGACAACAATTGAGGAAGCTCTAGCTCAGCTAGATCCTAAGCTAAGAAAGCGTCTAGGCCCTGCTGTGGGTATTAAGACAGAAATGCAGCCTACACCCAGTCCAGGGCTTAATCGTGCCCTTGGTGGCGGTTTCCCGTATGGCAGACAGGTTTTGCTATGGGGTAGTAAGTCTAGTGCAAAATCTTCTTTGTGCTTGCAGATGATTGGTATGGCACAGAAGGAAGGTAAGCTTTGTGCCTGGGTTGATGCAGAGATGTCTTACGATGAAGAGTGGGCAAAGAAGCTAGGTGTGGATACATCCCAGCTTATTTACTCTGAGGCACGAAGCATTAATGACATGGTTGATGTTGGAGTTGCACTGCTAACTGCTGGGGTAGATATTATTGTCATTGACAGTATTAGTTCTCTTCTTCCAGCTGTATACTTTGAGAAAGACTCAGATGAGCTAAAGTCATTAGATCAGACCAAGCAGATTGGTGCAGAGTCGAAGGACCTAAAGCATGCATGGCTAATGCTTAACTATGCAAACAACCGTGAAAAGCCTGCTCTTATTGTTGCAATCTCTCAGGCACGTAACAACATTCAGCAGACATATACTCAGGCTGCACCAACAGGTGGGCTGACTACACAGTTTATGTCTTCCACTATTGTTAAGTTGTTCTCGTCCAGCTCTGACTCTCAGGCCATTAAGGCTAAGATTCAGGTCGGAGATAAGCTAATTGAACAGAAGGTTGGTCGCAAGGTTCGCTGGGAAGTATTAAACTCAAAAACTTCCGCACCAGGAGATAGTGCTGAGTATGACTTCTATTATCGTGGTGAGTTTATTGGTATTGATGGAATTGGAGATCTTGTTGATACTGCTGAAACTCTAGGCTTTGTTAATAGAACTGGTGCATGGTACTTGCTACCTGATGGCTCTAAGGTTCAGGGTAGAGATGCATTTGTCAACAAGGTAAAGGAAGACAAAGAGCTGCATGACTCACTATATGAAAAGGTGCACAGTGTCTAAGTATACGGTTTACACTGGTAAATTTCCTTGCCACACATGCAAAGAGGTAGTGAGCAGTCTTCGTATGTATTCAGAAACAAAAGAAGTGACATGGATGTGTTCTCAGAGGCATATCTCTAATGTGTTGCTAATTTCTAAAAAGACTAAGAAAGACTATGAGCGAGAGATCAGAGAGTAAACGTATTGGTGCTACTCAGCACAAGAACTCTGGTAGAAATACTAAGAAAGGCGATGCTAGCTGGGAAAACTTTGTTATTGACTTTAAAGAATATCCTAAGGGTATGACCATCAACAAGGATGTCTGGGCTAAGGCTGTTACGGATGCAATGCGTTCAAATGCAGACCCAGCCATTGTTCTTGTGCTAGGAGAAGGAAATAAAAAAGTTAGACTAGCAATTATTGAGTTTTCTCTTTTGGAACAGCTAGTGGATGGTGTATAATAAATGGTAATGGAAACACAAAACAAAAATACAATTGACATGGTTAATGGTCTGGCAGAGATTGCTGACTACATGCAGGATGAAGAGCTGACTCAAGCACTTACCTTTATTGCAAAGGTAATTCTAAAGCCAGATATTCCTATGCAGGTAGCAACTCTAGAGGTTGTTAGATTGCAAGCGATCGCAGCTAAGATGGCGTTCAAGGCAACATGGCTAACTAACGTAGATAAGGGAGACAGAGCGAAGAAGAATATTTATTACACCGCTGCTGAGTCAATCAATGACTTAGTTGCAGCTCTTAAATATATTATTCGCTAGTGGTTATTATGGCTAAAAACTTTTTGCAGCAAGTAATGCTGAAGAAACTAGAAACAAAGCAAGAATCATTCTTGGACACTCAGGAGCTAATCGACAAGATCCAGCATGGATATATCGCTAAGCGTGAAACTAAGTTTACAACCAAGAAGACTTTTGCTCCAAGCACGATTGCATATTCTCATGGAGAATGTCCTCGTTACTGGTACCTGGCTTTTGAGGGTGCTATGTTTGAAGACAATGCAGATGCCTACGGTGGTGCAAACATGACCAATGGTACAAAGTCTCACGAGCGTATTCAGCAGGCTATGGCAGATGCAGGAATCCTTAAGGATGCAGAGTTTAAGGTGGTATCTAATGATCCACCAATCTTCGGATTCGGAGACGTAATCCTTGACTGGGCAGGAGAAGATCTCCTTGGTGAGATTAAGACCATGCCAAGCGAAGGATTCGAATACCGTAAGGCAAGTGGCAAGGCTAAGCTAGGTCACCTAGTTCAGTTGCTAATTTATATGAAGATTCTAAACAAGACGAAAGCTGTCTTGATTTATGAAAACAAGAATAACCATGATCTTCTGGTAATCCCAGTTCAGATTAATGATTATTACGTTAGGTGGGTAAACCAGACGTTTGATTGGATGAGAGCAGTTCGCAAGGCTTGGGAAGATAAACAGCTTCCAGAGAAGAACTATCGATCAAACTCAAAGATTTGCAAGACATGTCCTATTCAAAAGACATGTGCAGATGCTGGCAAGGGACTGATTAAGATAAAGTCCCTGGAGCCCATCGATGAAAACCAAGCACTGTCAGTGGTGTGATAATCAATTTGAAACATCAGTTTCATATCAGATCTATTGTTCTGCTACCTGTAGAGAAGCAGCAACAAAAGAAAAGATAGCGGAGAGGTACGTCCATACTCGCAGAACCCGTAGGCTTCATAGCAAGGTTCGTAAATGCAAGTCGTGTGACGTGCCTCTTTCTGCGTATAACGATGACGAGCTTTGTGCAGAGTGTACCGTAAATCCAATAGATGTAAAGAAGGCACTAAAGGAAATTAAAGGATTTGCCAATGGTAAATCTGAATAAGTTTGTTAACATTCCAGAAACATTTGTTTCTATCGATGCAAGTACAAACAACATTGCCTATGCGGTGTTCAAAAATAAAGAACTCGTTGCCTATGACAAGATTCACTTTTCTGGCACCAATGTATTTCAAAAAATTGGTAGTGCCGTTATTGAGGTTCATAATGTTTTTAAATACCTACATGTCCAGGCTTTAGTTATTGAGAGGGCAGTGTTTATTAATAGCCCAAAGACAATGTCAGAGTTGTCGATGGTACAGGGGGCAATCCTTGCAGGAGCAGCCTTGGCTGGGGTAAGGATATTTAAAGGAACCAACCCAATAGCCTGGCAAACATTTATTGGTAATGGAAAGCTAACTAAGGATGCAAAGCTTCTTATGAGAGCAAACAACCCAGGCAGGTCTGAATCGTGGTACAAGGCTCACGAGAGAGATCAAAGAAAGCAGAAAACAATTTCTTTTGTTAATATTAATTATGATATTGATATTGATGACAACGATATTGCAGATGCAATTGGCATTGGGCACTACTCGCTTAAGAATTGGGATAGGCTAGGAGATTAAAATTGGCACCTTCTAATAAACTATATACTAACGAGATGTGGCTTAAGAAAAGATATCATATGGATAAGAAGACTCCAGAGCAAATTGCTAAAGAGTGTGGCACTAGCGTGGAAACTATCTATGTTTATCTAGCTAAGTTTGGTTTAAGAAAGTCAAGACGATGAGATATATAAAACACTTTGTAAAAGTTGCTGGGTATCTAATCAAGCGTAGTTTTTGTAAGCATTCTGACCATAGGGTAGCATCATGTCCATTCACAGGATTAACATATACAACTTGTAATAGCTGTGGCTATAGGCTCAGCATAGTCAATACAGTAGACAATCAGGCTAGTTAATGGTACAATAGAGTACCACTAAGATTTATAGGAGAAGTTTTGGCACGTAAACCAAAGTATGAAAAGCCAGAGATTGCAAAGAAGTTTTCTAGAGAAGACAGCCTAGTTCTTGATGGCTTTGTAATTAATCATGGTGACTTTTTTAAGGTCCGTGGCGAGCACGGTGGTAAGTTTAAGTTCCACTCCTTTGTTACTAACACAGAGACTGGGGCACAGTGGGTAGATTGCTTTGAAGTTATTTCTGGTATGACATCTATATTTAGATCGTTTAAGACAGACAGAATCAAGCGAATCCCAAACAGAGGTAGAAGGGCTAAGAGAGTTGTCAATTGAAGACATGACCGTAGAGCACCTTGATCAGGTCAATAAGGTTGTAGAAAAGTATTTGGCTGGCCAGGAGCCAACACAAATCTCTAAAGAGCTTGCTATGCCAAGACAAAAGGTTGTTTCATACCTTAATGAGTGGCGAGCAATGGCAGCAGATAATGCAGCTATTCGTGCTAGAGCAAAGGAAGCACTAGTTGGTGCTGATGCACATTACAATAAGCTTATCCAAAAGGCATACGAAGTTATTGATGATGCAACTACTACAGCTAATCTAACTGCAAAAACCTCAGCCATTAAGCTGGTTCTTGACATTGAGGCTAAGCGTATTGATATGCTACAAAAAGCTGGCTTGCTAGAGAATAAAGAGCTTGCTGAAGAGATGCTGGAGATTGAGCATAAGCAGGAAGTTCTTGTAGGAATATTAAAGGATATCGCCTCTGAGTACCCACAAGTTCGTGATGAAATTATGAGAAGGCTGTCTTCAGTTTCAAAAGAGCAGGAAGTAATTACGGTAGTTCATAGAGATGTTTGATGATTTTTTAGAAGCACTCAAATCTGATAATTTTGAGGAGAGGCCAGTAGATGCCAAAACCTTTGTTGAAGGTGAAGCTTATCTAAACCAACCGCCACTATCTCAAGTTCAGTATGACATTGTGGAAGCAATGAGTCAGATATACAGGCTAGAAGATGTTATAGAACTTCTTGGCGACACTGAAGGGAGAAGGTATTATAAAAAGTATACTAAGAACGAAGTTATTCTCCAGCTGGGCAAAGGATCTGGTAAAGACTTTACGTCTACAGTTGCTTGTGCGTACATTGTATATAAACTACTTTGTCTTAAGGATCCAGCACGGTATTTTGGTAAACCTGCTGGCGATGCCATTGATATCATTAACGTTGCGATTAACGCCCAACAGGCGAAAAACGTATTCTTTAAAGGCTTTAAGACTAAGATTGAGAGGTCGCCTTGGTTTGCTGGAAAGTATAATCCAAAAGCCGAGTCTATTGAGTTTGACAAGTCTATCACTGTTTATTCGGGACACTCCGAAAGAGAGTCACACGAGGGTCTTAACCTTATTCTTGCGGTACTTGACGAGATCTCTGGATTCGCTACAGAAGTTGGAACTGGAAATGATCAGGGTAAAACGGCAGACAATATCTACAAAGCCTTCCGAGCCTCAGTTGATTCACGATTCCCAGATCTAGGAAAGGTGGCACTGCTATCATTCCCACGTTTCCCAGGAGACTTTATATCTACAAGGTACGAGGCAGTGATTGCTGAAAAGGAAGTAGTGACAAAGACTCACAGGTTTGTTATGAATCCAGATCTTCCAGAGGATCAAGAGGGTAACTATCTTGATATTGAGTGGGATGAGGATACAATTATTAGCTACAAGTATCCAGGAATGTTTGCAGTTAAGCGTCCTACATGGGTAGTAAATCCAACTCGTAAGATTGATGACTTCAAGCTAGCATTCTTTACAGATATGGGAGATGCTATGCAACGTTTTGCCTGTGTTCCAACGTTCTCTTCTGACAGATTCTTTAAGCAGACAGAGAAAGTGCAGGCAGCAATGACTATTAGGAATCCACTGGATGCAATAAGAAGGTTTGATGAAAGCTTCAAGCCAGATCCAACCAAGAAGTATTACGTCCACGCTGACCTTGCACAGAAGCACGACAAGTGTGCTGTTGCAATCGCTCACGTAGATAAGTGGGTAAACATCCAGGTTATTAAAGACTACCAGCAGATTGCTCCAGTAGTTGTTGTTGATGCTGTTGCATGGTGGGAGCCACGATCAGAAGGTCCAGTAAACCTATCAGAGGTAAAGCAATGGATACAGAACCTTCGTAGGCTTGGCTTTGATATTGGGATGGTATCCTTTGACCGTTGGCAATCATTCGATATTCAGAATGAGCTTAAAGCGGTAGGCATGAGAACAGAAACAGTTTCAGTTGCAAAGAAGCACTATGAAGATATGGCTATGCTGGTTTATGAAGAACGACTAGCCATGCCTATGATTGATCTATTATTCGAAGAGCTTTCAGAGTTGAAGATTATGAATAATAATAAAGTTGACCACCCACGTAAAAAGTCTAAGGACTTGGCAGACGCTGTGTGTGGGGCAATCTTTGGTGCTATTTCTCATACGCCTAGGGACCTTAACCTTGAGGTTGAGATTCATACGTTTAAGGATAGGCCAAAAGATCAGGTTGACAATCAAGACTCTGGTGTGGTAAAATATAAGCCTATGCCAAATGATGTCAAAGAATACTTGGCTAGATTCGATCTAATCTAGACGTAAACTAAGGAGAAAACAATGAAGCTTAATAAGCTTGCTATTGGCCTGGTCGCAGCATTGACCCTAGGCCTAACTGGTGTTGCAGCATCTGCAAACACTCAGACACTAACCGTTGCCACAGTTTCGGCAACTGGTGGTACAACTTCTGCTACTGCAATTGCATTGCCAGTAGTTGAGGGTAACGTAACAGCATCAAACGCTCTAAGCATTTCAGTATCTGGTGTGGCTTCGGGAACAACCGTTTCCGCAACTGCAACTAATGCTGCCTTGCTATCTACACTAACTGGTGCGACTGCAGCCTCTGGCTCAGCAACCCTGACCGTTAATGCAAGCACTAGCGGAAGCGTAGAACTATTCGTAGTAACAAAGACTACTGGTGTTGGATCTGTTGTTGTTACTGTTGGCAATACTCAGACAACCTACTTTGTTAAGGGTACCGCTGGTGCTCTTGCTAAGGTTGCACTAGCTGCACCAGCTACTGGTCTAGCTGGATCTACTCAGTCTGTAGTTGTATCTGCTACTGACCAGTACAACAATGCTAAGGGTGGCTCTGTAAACTTGGTAATTAATACCAACGGTGTTATTACTACTACAACTGTTACAACTGGTGCTGGCGGTACTGTGAGTCACGTGGTAACTCTACCATCTTCTGGTTCTGTAGCTGTAACCGCATTTGCTGCCAGCTCTTCTGCTGTAGCTACCATCTCTGTTACTCAGCCACGCAATGTTGAGGCAGAGCTTGGTGCTGCTCTTGCATCACTGGCAACTCTAACAGCAGACCTAGCAACTGCTAATGCATCTCTGGCTGCTGCAAATGCCACTAATGCTGATCTTGCTAAGCAGCTTCGTAAGCTAAAGTGGCAGTACAACACACTTGTAAAGAAGTACAATGTTGGAAAGCCAAAGGCTGAGAAGCTTGCTTTTATCAAGTAATTAAGATAAAATAGTAGAGGGGAAGGGGCCTAAAAATCTCTTCCCCTTTATTGTCACCAGGTTAAAAAGAGGGGGTAAAATAGATGTCCATAGACATTGTCTATTTCTCAAATTACTCTGGGAATACCAAGAAGTTTGTAGAAAAATTAGGAATGCCAGCTACCAGGATTGAAATCCAATCAGGTACCATAGAGATGGACAGGCCATTTGTCTTATTCGTTCCAACCTATGGTGGTGGCTCTGATAGGTCTGCTATTCCTAAACAGGTGAGAGCCTTTTTAAATGTTCCAAAAAACAGGAACCTTCTCCAGGGGGTTGTTGGATTTGGTAACACAAATTTTGGAGAACATTTTTGCAAAGCAGCACACATGATCTCTGCTAAAACTGGAGTGCCCATTGTTGCCAGGGTAGAAATATTTGGCACAGAACACGATGTACAAAAAGTAAAAGAGAGGTTAGAAATACTGTATGGATAACTACAGCTATCATGAGCTAAATGCTATGCTCAATCTATATGATGAAAATGGCAAAATTCAATTCGACAAGGACAAGGCAGCAGCGAGAGCATACTTCCTTGACCACGTAAACCAAAATACAGTATTCTTTCACAGTCTAGAAGAGAAGCTAGAATATCTGGTAGACAACGATTACTATGACAGAGACGTACTTAACATGTACGACTTTGCTTTTATCAAAGAGCTATTCAAGCATGCTTATTCTTACAAGTTTAGGTTCCCAACCTTTGTTGGTGCCTACAAGTTCTATACTTCATATGCCCTCAAGACATTTGATGGTGAGCGATACCTAGAACGTTTTGAAGATCGTGTAGTTATGAATGGTCTTATGCTAGGCCGTGGAGACGAGCAGCTTGCAAAGGATGTTGTAGACGAAATTATTACAGGTCGCTTCCAGCCTGCTACTCCTACCTTCCTAAACGCTGGCAAGAAGCAGCGTGGCGAGTTCGTATCCTGCTTCCTACTGCGTGTTGAAGACAACATGGAGTCAATTGCTCGTGCAGTTACTTCATCACTACAGCTTTCAAAGCGTGGTGGTGGTGTAGGTCTAAACCTAACTAACGTGCGAGAGCAGGGTGCACCTATCAAGAAGATTGCAAACCAGTCTTCTGGAATTATTCCTGTAATGAAGATGCTAGAGGATGCATTCTCCTATGCAAACCAGCTAGGTGCTCGTCAGGGTGCAGGTGCGGTTTACCTAAACGCTCACCACCCAGACATCATGCGATTCCTAGACACCAAGCGAGAGAACGCTGACGAGAAGATTCGTATCAAGACCCTTAGCCTTGGCGTAGTGATTCCAAATATCACTCTTGAGCTTGCTAAGAATGGCGATGACATGTATCTATTCTCGCCATACGATGTAGAACGATTCTATGGTAAGCCAATGTCTGACATTTCTATTACAGAGATGTATCAGACCCTGGTAGACGATGGACGCATTCGCAAGTCCAAGATCAAGGCCCGTGAGCTGTTTGAACGTATTGCAGAACTCCAGTTTGAGTCAGGGTATCCATACATTGTATATGAGGACACTGTCAATGAGTCTAATCCAATTGATGGACGTATCAACATGTCCAACCTGTGTTCTGAAATTCTTCAGGTAAACACACCTACTACATATAACAATGACATGTCATACAAGGATATTGGTAAAGACATTTCCTGTAATCTAGGATCACTAAACATTGCTAATGCCATGCAGTCACCAGACTTTGGTAAGTCTATTGAGGTTGCCATTAGGTCGCTTACAGCGGTATCTGAGCTATCCTACATTGACTCTGTAATGTCTGTAGCTGATGGTAACCGTAAGTCTCGTGCTATTGGTCTAGGTCAAATGAACCTACACGGATACTTTGGAAAGGAGCTGATGCACTATGGAGACGAAGAATCACTTGATTTCACCAACATCTACTTCTACACAGTTCTATATCACGCACTCAGGGCAAGCAACAAGCTGGCTATCGAAACGGCATCTCCGTTCGAAGGGTTTGAGCGGTCTACTTATGCGTCTGGGCAATTCTTTGCTAAGTATATCTCTCAGGAATGGAAGCCTAAGACTGACAAAGTTAGCAGGCTATTCGCTGAAGCTGGCATTAAGATTCCTACCCAGGAAGACTGGCAAGAGCTAAAGGCTTCGGTAATGAAGCACGGTATCTACAACCAGAACCTGCAGGCTGTTCCTCCTACTGGTTCGATTAGCTATATCAATAACAGCACTAGCTCTATTCATCCTATCGCCTCTCAGATTGAGATTCGTAAGGAAGGCAAGCTAGGTCGTGTCTACTACCCAGCACCATACCTGACCAACGAGAACCGTGAGTACTTCCAGGATGCCTATGAGATTGGACCTGAGAAAGTTATTGATGTCTACGCTGCTGCTACCCAGCACGTTGACCAGGGTCTATCACTAACCCTGTTCTTCAAGGACACCGCCACCACTCGTGATGTGAACAAGGCTCAGATCTACGCTTGGAAGAAGGGTATCAAGACTATTTATTATATTCGCATTCGACAGAACGCACTAGAAGGAACAGAGATGGAGGGATGTGTATCATGTCAGCTATAACAAGGCCAGTAAACTGGAACAAAGTTGAAGACCCAATTGATCTAGAAGTATGGAACAGGCTAACTGCAAACTTCTGGCTACCTGAGAAGGTACCAATCTCAAATGACCTGCAGTCTTGGTCTACATTGCGTGATCATGAGAAGCTACTAACCGTTAGAGCATTCACTGGCCTAACCATGCTTGACACAATCCAGGGTACTGTGGGATCCATGAGCATCCTACCAGATGCACGTACACAGCATGAAGAGGCAGTTATCACAAACATTGCTTTCATGGAGTCAGTACATGCTAAGTCATACTCTAGCGTATTCTCTACTTTAATTTCTACACAGGAGATTGAGGAGGCTTTCCGCTGGTCAGAAGATAACCCTTACCTGCAGAAGAAGGCACAGATCATTCTTGACAGGTACAAGGGTGACGACCCACTAAAGCGTAAGATTGCTTCTACATTGCTAGAGTCATTCCTATTCTATAGTGGCTTCTACCTACCGATGTACTGGTCTTCCAGGGCAAAGCTAACCAACACTGCTGATCTAATTAGACTTATTATTAGAGACGAAGCGGTGCACGGTTACTACATCGGTTACAAGTTCCAGCTTGCCTACAATGAGCTTGACTGGAACGAGCAGAACGAAATCAAGGACTTTGCATACAGCTTGCTTATGGAGCTATACGAGAATGAGATTAAGTATACTGCTGATCTGTATGATGAGATTGGCTTGACGGAGGATGTAAAGAAGTTCTTGCACTACAATGCAAACAAGGCTTTGATGAATCTGGGGTTTGATCCGCTATTCCCTAAGGAAGTTTGCGATGTAAATCCAGCCATCCTGTCTGCACTGTCACCAAACTCAGATGAGAACCACGACTTCTTCTCAGGTTCTGGATCTAGCTACGTGATTGCAAAGCACGAATCGACTACTGACGATGACTGGGATTTCTAAAGTCTAGTTATTTGATTAGGGGCATGGCTTAGGCTGTGCCCCTTTTCTATTGATATAAGCCAGTATAATAGTATCAGAATACATTCCAGCTACCCCAATAGGAGTGATGCAAAATTAATAATAAAGTAGGTAGAGCTGCAGCTGCTCTAATTTTAGCATTCCTACCAGTATTTGGCATATCCGATATAGCAAAAGCTAACTGTGTAAACCCAGGACAAGAGGCTGCAGTTGCTGCTGCTCAGCAGGCAGCCACATCAAGTCCAGTTGTAACAGAAATTAATGCTTGTGGTGGAGATGATACGTCCTACAGAATTCCGCTATCAGTGAACGTAACCTTTGATGGTCAGACGTTTAGCAATATCTTTGTGACTACTAATTCAGTTATTACATTTGGAAGACCAGACGGTACCTATTGGGACTATCCTCGTACCCCATCTATTTCACTTTATTCTATGGACTGGGTAGTCTATCCTTTTGCAAGAGCAGACGAAAGACTAGTCATTAGATCATCTGATGGAGGCTTTCAGGTAGATATATCTGCTAGGCCTATTTGGCAACAGAACGCACCTCAGCCTACCAATATCGTAATTACTGCTGCGATCCTGTCTGATGGAACAGTTGCTATGGCATACAGTGTAGACGGACCAACCTATGATGGCCAAACTAGAACTGGCGTAAGGCTAAATGATGGATCTATAGTTGATTTTGAAACCTATGGTATTGAACAAATAACTGAGTCGCCATCACTATCTCCTGTAGCTACAACAATGTCGCCGTTTGTTCCAGAGCCAACACAGTCTCCAACAGTATCACCAGAGCCTACAGAGTCTCCCACGACATCACCAGAGACTGAGTCGCCAACAACTTCTCCAGAGACAGAATCACAGACAGTGTCACCAGAGATTAGCGAATCTCCCACGGTATCGCCACAGGTACCTGATCCAAATAGAATTGTCCTTATAGTAAATGAGGGTGATGTTATGAGCTATGTGGCACCAGAGGGGTACAAGATTGATAGAATTGAGTCAGCTTCGTATGGAGCAGATGGTGGATGTCATGCCGTAGATTCTCAGATTATAGTAGAGTCAGCAGTTACAAATGATAGCTTTACAATTAGTGCAGACAATTCTGTATTTGGAGATCCTTGCGGAGGAACTTATAAAAGGCTTGAGGTTGTTGTAATCATAGAACCACTACCTTTTAGCGAATCTACGGAGAGTCAGACTGTTAGTCCAGAAACCGAAAGCTCAACATTAAGCCCTGAGTCCGAAACCACTTCTAGTCCAGTGGCTCCTAGTCCAGAACCATCGCCAGAACCTGTGCAGCCACCCATATTGCCCCAGCCAGTAGAGCCCAGTCCAGAACCCTCCCCAGAACCATCAGTAGAACCTTCACCTGAACCTACTCCTTCTCCTGAGCCCACTCCAGAACCAACGCCAGAGCCAGAGCCAACCCCAGAACCCACACCAGAACCGACACCAATGCCAGAACCAACCCCAACTCCAGAACCAACAGTGGAGCCAAAGCCAACACCAATCCCAACCCCAACAGTAGAGCCCACAAAAGAACCTTCACCATCACCTACTCCTAAACCTGAACCTGAGCCAAGTATACCAGAAAAGCCAGTGGTTGTAGAGATCAAAGAGGAAATCTCTGCTGAAAACATTGAGAGTCTTGTAGAAGAGCTTGCACAGGTTCAACCACAGCTACTGACTGAAGAACAGCAGACATTGATTGTTGCTGCAGCTATGGAAGTATTTGCTGATGCAGAGCAAGGATCTCCTGAGTATCAGGCAGCTCTTGAAGCACTTCTAGTAGTAGCACAAGCAGATGACATCATGCTAGATGAAGAATTAGCAGCAATTCCTCTGATTGGAAATGTTGCAGGGGCAGCAGTAGAAGTACTGAATGCCCTAGGAAATGCTGGAGCAGACATGTCTCCACAGGTCCGTGAGCAATCAGAAAAAGTTGTTATCGCAGCCGTTATCGTAGGACAAATAGCGATGACTGCTACGGCAGCAGCAACTAGTGCAGCAGCAGCTGCAGCAAGGAGGCCATAATGGTTAAATTCATTAAAGCGTTATTTAAGGACATCATCGACCAGGCATGGACCCTGCTAGGTATGTTCGTAGCTTGGGTAGTTCTAGAAGGCTCAGCCAAAGATGTAGTTGGCATGCTTATTTGGATTACTCTAGGCGTTTGGGTGCTAACGTTCCCACTACGCTATGAAAAAGAAGATGATTAGTCATCAGAAAGGTAGGTAAAAAATGGAAGATCAGGAACTAGGAGTAACTGGTGGCTGGCACACCATGAAGAATATCTTGCTCAGAATTGTAGCGGTATTCGCAGCATCAGGACTAACAGTCTTGGGTGCAGGAGCTGTTGTAGGAGTTGACCTATTGTCAGCTGTCTTCATGGCTGGTATACTTGGTGTAGCTACTGTCGTAGAAAGACTAGCTAGATCATTCCTGGACGACGGTAAGTTGACTATGGATGAGATTAACCAGGCTTTTGCTAAGGTAGATAAAAACTCTAAGTAAAAATACTTGACAACCCCTTTTGTTTTATGTATACTTTATATGTAATGCGAAAGGGGTTTTCTCATGGAAGAAGACTACACAGACAAGAGTGTATTTGAAGAGCATGAGTTTCGTGCTTGGGTAACAGTTGGTATTAATCGTGGTTGGATTACTGAGCCATTCTGCTACACTCATGACGGTGACCCCTACATGACAGAAGAAGAAGAAAAAGAGTGGGAAGATGGCGGAGATCCATGTTCTCATGTAGTTAAACTAATTATAGGAAGATAACTTTAATGGGTATGAAAAAGGTAGTTGGTCTATCTGCAGTAGCACTTGCGGTAGCATCAATGTTTTCGGTAGCACCAGCACAGGCAAACTCTAAGTCACTAGTAGTAGTTGATAGCTATTTTGATTCTCGTGTTGGCAACGTTCCAATTGTATGTCTTAGCAATGTTGTCTGTACTATTGATAATAGGACAAATAGCTCTTCATTAACTAGTCCAGTCAATCATGGAGTTGCTATGGTTGATGCAGTTAGATCTAGGTTCCCACAGGTAAGTGTTATTGCTCTTAGAGCAGCAGATGCTAGAACTGAAATGAATATTGGACATCTGGTGGCAGCTCTTGAGTGGGCATTGCAAAATAAAAACTCTATTGCTGCATTGTCTCTGTCTCGTAAAATGAATGGTAATGCACATAACTCAACTGGATGTGATGCTGCACCTACAAATACAGCACATCTTGGTGGTAAGACTCTGGCAGATCAAAGGGTACGCTCACTAATTGCTCAACTAAAGGCTAACAACATTCCAGTATTTGTTTCTACTGGTAATGGTGCTGGAAATATTGTTGATTATCCTGCATGTATTACAGACACTAACTCTGTTTCTACTGGCTCACCAAATAGGCAAGGACTGCCAGCAAGCGTAGATAAGTTTAACGACACTACGGATTACTTTGTTTCAATTGCAAACAACAGGTTTAACATTCCTGGCATTGCTTTCCCAGTGTTGCCTAACACTACATCACTTGCAACTGTTCTAGCAGCTGCAAAATATACTGCAGAATCTAACTTGACAAAGTTTATTTCTGTGCTACCATAGATTATAATTAAATAGATTGGCGGAGACAAGATCCCTGTAACACGCAAGTGTCGATCACATCCCTCTGAGGTTTTCTGCAGTAAGGCCTCACGCTTAGTCCCAGTGCGTCAAGGGACACAATGGGATGTAACTCAGTTGGAAGAGTGACGAACTGTTAATTCGTAGGTCGCAGGATCGAAGCCTGCCATCCCAGCTATAGGTTCAAATCTATGATATAATTGAACAGTGAAATATAAAGAAGATATATTAAAGCTAAAAGCTGAAGGAAAGTCCTACAGGCAGATACAGGAAATTCTTGGGTGCTCTAAAGGAACTATCGCTTATCACCTTGGACCTGGTCAAAAAGACAAAACCAAAGATAGAACCAATCGGGTCAGAACAATTCAGTCTAGAAGGCTTTGGGAAATAAAAGAAAATTCTGGATGTATAGATTGTGGAGAAAAGTATCCACACTACATGCTAGAATTTGATCACCTACCAGAGCATGAAAAACTGGGAAGTCCAATCTATATGGCAAGAACATATAATATGCAAAAAGCTTTGGATGAAATAGAAAAATGCGATATAGTCTGTGCTAATTGCCACAAAATTAGGACTTGGCAAAGATACTTAGATACGATATAATTAAATAATTGGTCCGTTAGCTTAGTTGGTTAAAGCACCCACCTGTCACGTGGGAGACCAGGGGATCAAGGCCCCTACGGATCGCCAGGCCTCCTTAGCTCAGTGGTAGAGCAATCGCCTTGTAAGCGATAGGTCGTCAGTTCAATCCTGACAGGGGGCTCCAGGGGTCTTTAGCTCAGTTGGTAGAGCACCTGCTTTGCAAGCAGGGGGTCGGGGGTTCGAATCCCCCAAGATCCACGGAAGCACAATCCGATTGGAGACGGAGTCTGTCTTGAAAACAGTTGAGGTATTAAAGCCCTTGGGAGTTCGAATCTCTCTGCTTCCGCCAAGGTCCGTTGGAGTAGTGGTTATCTCGTCTGCCTTTCACGCAGAAGATCACGGGTTCGAAACCCGTACGGACTGCCATGGCATGGCTGCTGGGACAGACACGGGACTGTAAATCCTGTACCATATGGTTAGAAGAGTTCGATTCTCTGACATGCCACCATGATATAATTGTCTCTGAAAGGAGATATTATGGCCAAATATCAATTTCCAATTGACGGAATCCCAGGAAAAGCCTGGAAAGTCAAGAGCAAGATGGGTTGGAGAATTCATCCAGTAAAGAATGAGAAAAAGCACCACAACGGTACTGACATCATTCCTGGTAACGTAAAGGGACCAGTATATATTGAAGCAGCATATCCAGGTAAGGTAATGTACGCTGGACCATCAAAGGCTAAGAAGTCTAATGGTGAGCCAGATGGCTTTGGATACTATGTAAAGATTTCATCTCTTATTGATGGTGAGTGGTACAGCCACCTGTACGCACACCTTGAGAAGGGTTCTTTGCAGGTTAAGACAGGTGACAAGGTTGTAGCTGGTAAAGTTCTTGGTAAGATGGGAACTACTGGCATGTCAACTGGTGTTCACTTGCACTGGGAGGTCTGGAAGGGCAAGGACCACGGATGGTCTGATAACGGTAAGGGGTTTGTTGAGCCAATTGAGTTCACCAAGGCACTTATTCAGGCGGAGAAGGCAAAGGGATTTGCTAAGGAAGCCACTCCAGAAGACGCACCAGTAGCAGACGATGGCATCAAGGAGCCTGTAGCAAAGAAGCTAGCAGCAAAGGCTGCTCCAAAGGCTGCAGCACCTAAGGCAAAGCCAGCAGCAAAAAAAGCATCAGGCGGAGGATCCGCAATGCCAAAACAAATCCAGTAAGAAAGAAATAAATGCCAGCATACGATTATCAGTGTAAGTTTTGTAATGGACATATCTCTGTAACTAGATCTATCAATGATCCAGATCCAGGGTATTCTTGCAACACTTGCAATTTGCCTATGATTAAGGTATACTCTATAGGAGCGATTACATTTAATGGTAGCGGATTCTATAGAACTGATAAAGGAAATTAATGCAGGTATTAACTGATCAATCTGAGTGGACCCTGACTGCTTTGGATAGGTGTGATGCTGGTTGTACAGCACAGGCTTATGTCAAGGCAGTTGGGGTTTCTGGCGAACTGCTATTTTGTTCTCATCACTATAACAAGATTACTAATAGTGAAACTGGATATGCTAATCTAGAAAAGTTTGCGTATCAGATTATAGATGAGCGAGACAAGTTAATTGAAAATAGATTAGTTGGTGAAAATTGATAATTCAAATTATTGGTCTTCCAGGTTCGGGTAAGACTACTTTGGCAAAGCAGCTATGCAACAGAATAAATGCTATTCATATTAACGCTGATGCTGTTAGGGCAGATCTAAGCTCTGATCTTGGATTCTCTACTGATGATAGGATTGAGCAGGCTCGTAGGTTGGGTGCAATTTCTAGGCTGTTATCTGCACAAGGATATATTGTTGTAGCAGACTTTGTGTGCCCCACAGAAGACACAAGAAAAGCTTTTGGAATGCCAGACCACTTAATTTGGATGAATACTATTTCCGAGGGAAGATTTGAAGACACCAACTCTATGTGGCAAGACCCACAAAAGTATTCCTATATGTTTGACTGTCTTTATGACGATATCAAGGTTGATGTTATAATTGATGAACTAGGTTTATTTGATTGGTCTGCTCCAACAACCTTGCAGCTTGGAAGATATCAGCCATGGCATGAGGGGCACAGTGCTTTAAAAGACGAGGCACACAAGAGAACAGATCAGGTTTTAGTAGGAGTAAGGAATACTTATGGGACTTCGGAAAAGGATCCGCTTACTTATGAAGAAGTTGAACGATACATATATCAAAGTATCGGACACAATGGGAATACCCTGGTAGCAAGGCTACCAAACATAACTAACATTGTTTATGGTAGGGACGTTGGCTACAAGATTGAGCAAGTACATCTTTCCCAAGAGCTGCAGGCAATATCAGCAACTCAAAAACGCAAGGAACTGGGCATTTGAGTCACATCCAAATCAGATACAATACAAAAAATAATGGTGGACCACTAAAGTGGAGAGTCATTGTTGACGGTGAAGAGTTGCTGGCAAGCCACATAGAAGTACATGGTTTCTTGTATGGAGAATCAAGTGTTGTAGACAATGTTGAAAAAATGAACATTGCTTGCGATGGAGAAATCTATTGGGATGAAACGGTAGCAAAGATTATAACTTTAGAAGGGAAGAACCATGTCAGTGGTCATATCTAAAAAAAGATCATTGGCCAAAGCTTTAACCTGGAGAGTCTTGGCAATTATCGTAACCTTTGCATCGTTTTATTTTCTAACAGGAAAAATAGATGTCGCAACCACTGGCACTATCATCACAAATAGTGTAAACTTTATATTATATTATTTCCATGAGAGAACATGGAATAGGATAGGATGGGGAAAAGAATATGTATGAGTATTTCGTAAAGGAAGTTGTAAAGGTCGTTGATGGAGATACTATTGACGTTATTATTGATCTAGGTTTTGACATTATGTTTGCCTCTAGGGTGAGGCTTGCTGGTATTGATACTCCAGAATCACGCACTGCTGACAAGAAAGAAAAGGCTCTAGGCCTTGAGTCAAAGAAGTATCTTGAGGCAAGAATTAAGGCAGCAAAGAATGTTATTATTAAGACTGAGAAGCTAGACAGCTCTGAGAAGTATGGTCGTATTCTTGGATGGATCTATCTTGATGGTGAGGGTAATTCTGTAAACCACGAGATGATTGAAAAGGGTTACGCCTGGGGATATCTGGGTGACACCAAGGTTAAAGACTTTGACGCACTATTGGCTAAGAGAAATGCAAAGTAATAATCCATCTGAGGACATGCTAGACCAACTAATTCTTGACGGTATCGTTGAGCCTGCTGGCATAGACATGGACACTGGTGACATGCTTTACTCTTTTACTGAAAAGGGAAAGACAGAGATCCCAGCTATACGCCAAGAAGCCGAGAAATATTTTGACTCTGTCATAATGTATTTTTGGGAGAACGGTTTTATTTCAATGGATGTTGCTGAGAAGAATCCAACTATCAGCATTACTGAAAAAGCTTTAGATGATGCTGAGATTGCAAAACTAAACTCTGAAATGAAGCAAGCACTTAATATAATTAAAGATGCTTTAAGAATAGATTAATAGTATAATTGATTAGGTGATATAAATGGAGTTTGTACTAGGCATACTGTTTGCTTTTGCAACAGTCTTTTTTGTTCGCAAGGTAGTACTTACAGACTCTGTCGTTGCTAACTTGGCTGTGCAAAAAATAGTTTACAGGCAAAGCTACGTCTACGAGCTGACCGCACCCTTTTTGCAACACTATCCTAAAAACATTTCAATGCCAAACACACAATCATTTGAGTACGAAGCCAAGAATAAACTAAGGGTCTTTATCGCTGAGGACAAGGCGTACTGGATCAAGAATAATGCTTTTTATGAGTCTAGCGTTGTTGATGGCATGATTGATGAATCCACTACAAAAGTAGTTGACACAATGGGTATGAATAAGGTAGAATTAGATAAGATGATTTTTATTGTTCAGCAACTTACGGAGGGTATGACAAATGATGGTGGGAGTACAGGGAACTAAGGCATTCAATGACTATGCCGTTTTCCTATCTGGGATGGCACTAGTGCTTAGAAGGCTAAAAGACCAGGATACAGATCTAACTATCTTTTCTGCAGGACCTAAGCGTGTAAGCGATATGGCTCTAGAGTTTGTAAATGTTTCAAACTTCAAGGCTAGAGGTATTACTGCTAAGGTAGTCAGAGTTCCTGAGAGATGGGTCAAAGAAAATCACCACAAGCTAGAAATGTTTTCTTACTTTGCAAATGATAAGGAACCATTTTCTGAACTTGTAAATTTTCTAGACAGCAAAGATGTAGATGTGCAGGTGCACAGATATCATGCTGCTAGATAAAGTCATGCGGAATATGCATGACCAATTCACTAATAAATCCAATGCATATGGGAGTGATCATGTTAATTAAGTCACTTAAAAAGATGGAAGAGATTGTCAGAAACGATAGGTCTCTTTCCTGGCGTGGGTGGGATGTTGTCCATCGTACGCCAAATCCTACCGCCTGGTCTAAGCCAGACGGTGCCTTTTACAAGGGTAGGTGGTATACTCAAAAGATATTTGCTGTTTCCACTGAGGGCTGGGAGATTCCAAACAAGTTTGTGAGGTAGCTAAATGCAATCTCATAAATGGAAGGAGTCTGCTTCCTGTAAGGACTACGACTGGAATCTATTCTTTGACAAGTACGAAGAAGATATACTGTTGCGTGGTGCTATTGATGAGCTCTGTTCTGGATGTCCAGTTGCAAGGCAATGCTTTGCTGTTGGAGTATCTCAAAAAGAATGGGGTGTCTGGGGAGGTGTCTACCTTGAGGGTGGAAAGATCTCTAGAGAATTCAACAAACATAGAAACAAACAAAGCTGGGGAGAGACCTGGAAGTATTTAACGATGGATAGGAAATAATGTATACAGATGCTATGCGTAGGGCTTTTCATTCTATAACGCCTCCAAAAAACTTTTCCCTGCAACTTATTGACCATGACCACTTTATTACAGTCAAAGCAAGTGAAAAGCAATTTATGAGATTACTTGACGAAGATAAGCGTAGTGCGATAGAGTATATGGTAAGGGTAAAGAAAGCCCTTGAAGATAATGGTGCAATAGTTTTGTTGGTTCGTGAAGGAGGAGTAGAACAATGATTATATCAATTGAGATTATTATAATTGCAATACTTTTCTTTGCTGCCTTTGTTTCATTTGCAGGATTAATACGGTCAAGACTAAAAAACACAAAGCTAACTGCAACAATAGCTCAGCTAATTGTTGACAAACAAACTCTTGGAGACGAGCTTGATAGGCTGTCTTTTATATCATCTAACAGTGCTGATATTGAAAATGGCTTTATTAAGTTTTTGTCAGAAACCAGGGAAACCGCATACGAATATATTCAGGATGTTCAAGAATCTATAGCAGAACTAAAGGATGCAATAGAGTCTGGTAACGAAGAGGATATTGCAGTTGCATATCAAAAACTAATAGACTTCCTACCATCTAGTTCTACGGGTATGATAGACTAGATGTGAGGAAATATGTTACCACTAAAAGATCAGAAAGATATTGCGTCTAGCCTTGCTTCTATGAAATGCAAGAGCAGTATTTGCGTTATATCTGGATGTAATGATACGGCATTAGCGGTATATGGAGACTCTGATGATAGAGAGCTCCCCATGTGCAATATACACTACAGTCTGATTAGCTCACAAACATTGTGGTAAACAAAACAAGGAGAAATAATGAATAAGGCAGTAATTGATTCCTATCTTAGGAATTTGCTAGGTTCGCTACTTGGTGCAATCACCATCGTATCGACTAGCTCTGGTATCGCATCACCAGTTGACTATGGTCTTGGTGAGTGGTTGCTAGTAGCTAATGCTCTATGGGCATCTGCAGTACCAACTCTAATTCGTTGGGTAAACAAGAAGGATCCAGCATTTGGTCTTGTTGCACAGGCAGTAGCAGCTTCTGTTACTACCAAGCTAGAAACTGCAGCTGAGGAGGCTCCTAAGAAGGCAGCTCCAAAGGCTCCAGCAAAGGCTACAACAAAGAAGCCAACTGCAAAGAAGCCTGGTGGCGGTGGCTCTAAGCCAACAAATCAAGCTCAGTAAAAACTAAACAAGAGATTGGCGGATTGCATATTGCTTGCAGTCCGCCTTTTCTTTTGCTATAATATATATGCCTGCCATTTGGGGGCAATTAACTCGCTTAATATAAGGAGATGATACATATGGTATACACACGTACACCACACGCAGGAAGAGATCTAGACTTCTTTAGCTCTCTCGGCATTGGAAGCCTTGTTCAGGAATTTGACAAGGCATTCGCAACCACTGATACAACCAACTACCCACCATATAACATTATCAAGTTTAATGATAATGAGTATAGCCTGCAGTTTGCAGTAGCTGGATTCAAGAAGCCAGACATTGATATCGTAGTTGATAACGGTATCCTCAAGATCTCTGGCAAAGCACCAGAACCTCAGTTTGAGGATGGTGCTGGCTATGTTCACAAAGGAATCGCTACACGAAAGTTTAGCCGTTCATTCAGCCTACCAGAATATTTTGAGGTAGATTGGGCAGGCATGGAAGACGGTGTTCTTTCTATTGGGCTAACCAAGAAAGTTCCTGAAGAAAAGAAGCCAAAAACAATTACTATTGAATAGTGTATAATTAAAGAGTCCCCACACAGGGCAAGGTTTGTTCATTACCTTAGGATGATGTTAGTTACCATTTTATGCTGGGCAACGCCAAGGTGCTGTGTGGGGATTTTATAATTTCCGTGGTATAATAACAGCATGACTACACACGCCACTATTAGCCTGTCCAGCGAGACAGCCACACGACTTACTCCTAACGGACTTCACTCTGGAATGGATATCACCATTCAGAATGTGAGCGAAGCAAACTATGTTTACATTGGTGGTGAAGGAGTTAGCCTTCAAGATTTTGGATACCGTCTAAATCCTGGTTCAGCCATTTCTTTTGAGCTTCCAGGAAAAGATGCATTGTATGCAATTGCAGATACCAACGAAACCATGGTGGCAGTGCTAAAGACTAATCTAGAGGTTGGTATCTAATGGCAAGATTTTCTGGTGCATCTGGTAGCGGTTCTGGTGGTCCAGGACCAAGGGGTCCACAGGGACCAGAGGGTGACTCCGCATATGAAGTAGCAGTAGAGAATGGTTTTGTTGGTACAGAGCAGGAGTGGCTAGATTCGCTTGGCGGTAACGGCACTGCAGATATTGCTGACTTTATCTTTGCAAGTGGAGAAGGACAAAGCACAATTAGTCTTCCTGGCGACAAGCAAATGAGAATTGAATCAGGAGCAGAAAGCGATTTATATCTTGATGCAGGCGATGATCTTTATCTAACCACTATCGAAGACGACATTCATATAAGAGCAGGGGATGACATTAGGTTTACCTCCAGCTACGACGGGGATGAGGGAACAGAATACTACTGGAGAATGAATTCAGAAGGAAGGTTTCAGCTTCCTGGCGATGGATACATTTCAAACCCTTATCAAGAAACATCTACACCAGGAACCTATACAACTTCATTTAATGACAACTATTTAAATGATCAGTCTGGACTAAATCAGACATATTCTGTTGCTTTGCCAGTAGATGGAAACACTCTATGGTTTGCAAATAACGGCAGCATCTTTACATCACCAGTAACAATAACTTTTGCAGATTCAACTACAACAACTACCGTGGCAATATATGACGCAACTAGTCAGGGAACTCCTGCAGTTATTTTTCAATGGGATGACGAGCAACGCAGCAAGTCTTATGCAGATACTTTTCCATTACTTATTGCTGTCGACTACAATCAAATTAATTCTGGCCCATCGGTTATTATTTTAGATCCAGTAGAATGGTACGATAGTGACCAACACATAGTTATTGATGCTACTGCTCCAAACCACATTCACATTCGTGCTGGTGGAGAAATAGACCAGTCTACTGCAGATCTATTCCTTGGCGGAGAAGATACTAATGTTAAAGTGAGCGATTCTTATGGCACTGTAAATATCAATGCTGCAGACATTACAATATCTTCTCAAGCTGCCCCATCAGCTCTAAATATTAATACTTATACTGGTGCTATTATTAATAGTGCAAGAACCTCTGAGTATGCCCCTGAAGACAAGATTGTAGCAACTCTTGGAGATTTAATCCCTGGTATTCAGGGTGAGCCAGGTCCAGCTGGTGCTGACGGTGCGGATGGGGCTGACGCTCCCACAAATAGAATCTATGCTGGTGACTTTGAGGCAATCATTGACGAAACTGGAACCACAACATTCGATGGAAATATAGTTCCAAGTGCTGCCACCTATAGCCTAGGAACGGCAGCTCTTCCTTGGCAGGATATTTACGTATCTGCTGGATCTATTAACATTGCAGACGCTGACATGGAAACAGACTCAGTATCTATTAAAAACACCGAAGGCTATTTGGTGCTAAGTCGTGGTGGACTTAAGGTAACAGATAACACTAATGAGTTTGAAGTATTCCAGTTAAATCCAGACGGCACCTTAACATTAAAGTCAAATGTTACTGAGGGAATAACAACCGCTGCCTTAGAAGTTATTGGTTCGTTAAATGGAACTTCCATTGATCCAGGAAATACTGGAGTCTTGCTTCACCTAACTGGACTTAGAGATAGCCCATCTAGAATTTATAACGATTCATACGGTACTGGCGTCTACTCGGCCTACATCGGTCGTCATGCCCGTGGTACATCAGAAGACCCAGAAGGACTAATTGCAGGAGATGTCATCAGTCGTATTGGTGGCAATGCCTTCTTGTCTTCTGGTCAATTTGCACCTATTTCAAATGTTCGCATGGACTTCGTTGCCAAAGAGAATCAAACAGCAACTGCAAGAGGAAATGAAATCCAGTTTTGGACAACTCCAAATGGTGCAACCAGCCCAACTCGTTCATTTACATTAGAAAATACTGGTATTACCTTTCCAGATAACACTAAGCAAACAACAGCCTATAAGGGCACTTCTGCGTTTGGTGGATACTATGGCTCATTCTACGACACTACAAATCTACTGCTAACAAGTGCCACAACTGCCTACCCACTTCCCATAGGAGCAACGGCAGAGGCAAATGGTGTTTCTATTGCTTTGGGTTCTCGGATTACGGTTGCAAACGCTGGTGTCTACAACATTCAGTTCTCGGCACAGCTAGACAAGACAGATAGTAGCGATGACCTAGTAAACATTTGGTTCTCTAAAAATGGAACAAACATAGCCAACTCAAACACTCAAGTTACGGTGATGGGTAACGGCGGTAAGTATCTAGCGTCATGGAACTATGTCTTGACACTAGCTGCTAACGACTATATTCAAATTATGCTTCAGTCACCAGACACCCACATGAGAGTTATAGCCTCTGGCACACAGACAAATCCTGCTCGTCCAGCAGTTCCTTCAAGCATCGTGACCGTAACTCAAGTAGCATAAGCCTGATCACTTACTACCCATTGTCTTTGAATAAGGAAAAGTTTCTACAGTCTGCTATAATATACTCATGCCATATCACGTTGGAGAAAAGGGATCGTACGGTTGCTCAGGCTACCCTGCCCTAAAAGATGACGGTACCGTAATGGGTTGCCACAAGACAGCTGAAGAAGCTGCTAATCAAATTTATGCTATTAACCAGTCTGAAGGTAACATTGACGAAAAAGAAATAGTTACTAATGACGGTGGTATGGGTATTAAGAATCCAGATGAGTGGCCAGTAAAGAAGGCAGACCCTTGTTGGGAAGGCTACACTCAGCGTGGCATGAAGCCAGGGGATGGTGGCAGGATGGTTCCTAACTGTGTTCCAGTATCTAAGGCAGATGCTGAGATCACTGAGGGTGACTTCGTAATCGCACTTACATCTGAGGGACCAGTTGTTGGTCAGGTAGAGCATGTGATGCGTGAAGGTGGAACATATGGAGAACCAGGCAATCCATATGCAGTTCAGTCTACACCAGAAAATCCAGCGGTAGCTATTAGAATGCTGGAAGAAGAAGACGGAGTATACTATTACACACCTTATTCTATTGGTGCACTCATGTCTGATGTAAATAGAATTAACATGCCTAATATTAGTATGGAAGATTATGAAGATGAAAAACTTATGGACAAAGCTGAGGGCTATTCTCCTCCTGCTGGTGCCAGGTCTGCTGCTCGTCGTGCTATTAAGTTCAAAGAAGACGGCAAAGCCAAAGGTGCAGGAACTGCTGTTGGATGGACTAGAGCTAGACAGTTGGCTAATGGAGAGACACTCTCGCTCAGCACAGTAAAGCGTATGTATTCTTTCTTCTCTCGTCATGAGAAGGCAAGCAAGGGTGGTAAGGATTGGGGTAACCAGGCCAACCCATCTAACGGATACATCATGTGGCTTGCATGGGGTGGAGACGCTGGCTTCTCTTGGTCACGTAGAATTGTTGAAAGTGCAAAGAACAAGGCACTATTTGCTGACTTTGGTAAGGACTGGACCACTTCTCGTGGTCTACCAGATCTGTTTAGATAATGGTTTAAATATAGGGGGTACATATATATACCCCTAATTTGCAATTAAGCTTTTAAGCCTCTTGCTCCCTAGTATAAGTTCTAATTTTATGACAATTAGCACATACAACATCACACTTTTTTACTTCAGCCCAGGCAGCCTCAACACCATAGGTTCGTAATACCCTATAGACAACATCTATTTTTTGGAATTCTGGTTTGTGATCAAACTCAAGAACGTAGTGTGGGAAATGATTTCGGCAATCGGCACAGCCATGCTTCTCTTTATAGAGATGTAACTCTTCTAAAGTCTTATGTAATTCTTTTTTCTGTTTGGCTGATTTGACCATACATACTAATTATACCAGCATTAGTACTTATTGTCTTTGTAAAAGCCATCTCTAGAAATAAAAATTGGAAGGACATATCTGACTGGTCCAGCCTCTACTTCTGTAACTCCATGAGTCCACTGTTCAGTAGTTGGGAATGCCAAAAGTGTTCCAGCCTTAGGCTTTATGCTTATACCAAACTTAGAGAAGAACACCTCGCCACCATTATAGTCATCATTAAGGTATGCAACTAATGCATATACTAAAGATGGGTCAGTGTGGTTATCTACATGCTCTGTAAGGGCAACGCCCTCGTATTGTCTTTGAATAATACCAACAGCAGAGTGGCTACCAATTCCATCAATGCCGTCAAACAAATTACGAATAGAATCATTAATCTTGCGTGTAACTGAAAGATTGTCGATTTTAAGAATTTTATCATTCCAATTTGTAGTTAGCTCTAACTTTCCTTCTGCAACTAAGTTATGAATATCACGTCTGCCAAACTTAGCTTCGCAAAAGTCTTCCATATTGTCAAGGTATGCACCTTCCCAATCTTCCTGGGTAGCATCACTGCCAATCTTTAGAAGCTCTATACGGTCTTCTTCAGACAAAAAGTTTTCAATTATAAAGATCTGATCGGCAATCTCAGTTGCAGCATATCCTTTATTATACAAATATTCTTTAGTAAGCATATCTATATTATACACCATTGCTATCGTTTTGCTTTTTTCTAATGCTAATGTTTACCACCATAGACAACCTATAGTCACTTTCTGCTGGGTGATGCCAGGTATGAAAGTAGTCACTATCAAATACAGCAACTGCACCTTTTGCAGGAGAAAATCTTTTCTTTTCGACTAGCTCATCTTGCGTATGAATAGTTCCATCCATCTTTAAATCAAACATTACTGTGTCGCCATCACAGTCATTCAGGTATATGATAAAAACATAATGCTTATATTTGCCCCTGAGGTCAACGTGTGGCATTGTGGGTCTTAAATCTTTTGACATGAATGTTAAATTAGTTCTGGTTCTATATATATCTAGTAAGTCAAAGCCATACTTATCGCAAAACTTGTCTACAGCGTACTTAGCAGCTTTTCTTAAAGGGTCGTGATGATCTGGATCATTAGAGCCAGCAACCATAATTAGTCTGTCGCTAAACTTATCTCCAGTGATACCAACAATACCATCTTTAGCTGCTTTTATGCTTGGATCCATATAGAATGGAGCAAGCAAAATTTCATCTACAATAGACTGAACTTCGTTGTCTTCCAGTAAAGCAGAGTCATAAATATAGTCTGGAAAATTATTTTCTATCATTTATCAATTATATCACTTTCACCTTAGTATCCCCAGTCAGACTCGAACTGACACTGAATTGATTTTAAGTCAACTTCCTCTGCCATTGGGATATGGGGACGTGGGGCGTGTGGGTCTTGATCCCACGATCTTCTCGTTATGAGCGAGTTGCCTTTACCAGCTTGGCCAACGCCCCTGGACTGCTACTCGTAAAGAGCAGCAATCGTTTGTGGGAATGCATCCTTAGTTAAAGAAAGAACAGCATCTGCATACTTCTGAATCTCATACTGTGCATCATGTTCTAGTCTCTGGTCTAAGAATGTAAGAACTCCCTGCAGAGATACCGTCCATCGCCAACGTACATACATGCCGTAAGCAGGTAGGAATAGCCTTGCAATCTCTGGAGCAATACCATCCTCTAGTGCCTGATGATAGTTATCTAAACCAAGCACAACAGCCTCGCAGAGCCTGCTAAAGTGCTTCTCACCAATCTTCTCATCTACTGGCTCTCCAGAACCCTGCTTACTATTTGCAGGCTTAGAACGCCACTCATTAGGCAATGGAATGTAAAACTTCTCTTCCTCAGTAATATACCTACGAGATGACTCATTCCAACCATTCTGATCATCAATGTGGCTTGATGCTACTGCATACTTCCACCACTGTCGTGCCACAAAAAGTGGGGCATAGACTTCAAAGGTAAGAGCAGCATGTCTAAAAGGACTAGTGTGCTTCTCCCTTAATAGGAAGTTAATTAGTTTACCATCCTTCTCAGTAAACTCACTAGACTCCTTGTCATAGGAAACTCTTGCAGCATTCACTACTGATAGATCGTCTCCAAGAGTGTCAACTAGTCTTACGTAGCCTTCGTCTAAAACATTCACAGGCTCTGGAAAAGTTTTAATTATTGTTGTCATTTGGCCAATTCCCATCTAATACCATAAGTGCAATAGCACTGTAATTCATCATATCCAAAAAACTATCTCTTAGACTTTCGTGTTCTGGATTTGCTCCAGAGTCAACAAGGTTATTAATTCTAGCGAGCTTATCATGCATTCGTACACGCAAGCCATTAATGGGACCACCTGGACTCATAGAAATATTTTTTGGACCATAGTCATTATGCTTACTTAATAGGATAGACCTGGCTTCATCATATGTCCACTGAGCAGCATCTTCAAAACTATATGGCTGCATTAGTTTTCCTCAATCACAGCTACAATGTCACGGTAGGCAAGAATAAGGTAGTCTTCCCCATCAAACTGTACCTCTGTACCCTGATACTTAGCAAAGGCGACCTTGTCGCCAACATTGAGATCTGGCTTCATGGTAACTCCATTGTCAAGCTTTAGTCCTGGACCAACAGCTACGACAATAGCCTCGCTTGGCTTCTCTTCATTAAGTGCAGACAGGATAAAGCCAGATGCGGTTGTCTTGTCTTGCTCCTTGATTGGTTTTACTACTACCTTGTCATTCAACGGTTTGATCATTATTGATTATCTTTCTTAACTTAAATAGTGCGATATTTAGATGTCCACCAACAGCTAGCTCTTCTAGCTCTTTTAGGATTCTCTCTTGGGCCTTTTGTTCCCCATACTTCACTGCAGTAGCGACTGCACCAGTTTCACTTGGCTTCATTGGAGACAGGCCTACAGAATATTCAAATTGACCCACTTGGTCTCCTAATACATAGTCGATATCTGGAATGCTCATTCTAAAAGTATATAGCTTTCAGCGGTTATTGTCAAGCAGCCAAAGCGTTGATCTTGTCTGGCTGAAATCCTGCCCACGAATCAGAATCTGTAATTACAACTGGGGCAGACTTAAATCCCAGGGATAGAACCATCTCAAGAGCTGAGTCATCCTGAGTTATATCAACCGTATCGTAATCAACTTCTAGTTTGTCAAGCATTCGCTTGGTCATATCGCACTGCACACAGGCAGGCTTTACATAAACGGTTGTCATGTTAACTCCTTGTTAAATAATGAATCTATTATACTTCTGGCTTTATACAAAAGCAAAAATAAAATATAACGAAATGATAAAGGTAATCCAGCTGGTCCCAAACTCCCCAGTCCACCAACCAGCTGGATTACTAAGATTATTTTACCATAAAGCGTTTGTCCTGTAAATAGGCAAGACATGTTAAATTATCAGCGGTATGACTGATGTTCGACAAAAGCTCTTCAAAATTAATTCCATACGCAACATATCCACAGATACACTTATATAAAATTGGCAACATAGTATATTATACCTATGTTATAATATTTTGATAATGAACACAGACAATCGTATTCAAGAAATATCAAACAAAATTTTTGTAGTTAAAGACTTTATTTCAGATGATCAGGCACAGCTTCTGATTAATTTTATTGATACCCATCAGGATATTGCATTCGTTGGACAAGAAGGTAGAAGAATGAGCATTCCAATTGGAGTAGTTCCCTTTCAGGCAACGGCCTGGAACATAGAAAATATTAGTAAGATAAAGCTAAGCAATTTTCCAGAAGAGGTGCAAGAAACTTTTAGTTTTATTGTAGACAAATCTGTATCAATAACGCAAGATCTTTATGATGATAAAGACGACATGCATTGTTCAAATGCTATTTTTGCAAAACAACTTCCTAATGGACGGGTAGATAGCCATATTGATGCAGAACCAGGTGGCGACGAGCATTTGCACTATAGCACAGTTTTATATCTTAATACTATTTCAGATGGCGATATTAATTTTCCAAATTTAGGGATATCCTATCATCCAAATAGCAAAGATCTTTTAATTTTTAAATCTAATCATCAAAACTCTGAGCATGAAGTAACATCTATTAGTGAAACTAGATATAGCGTACCAATTTTTCTATCTAAAGATAAAAACTGTTACATAAAATAATAAAATATAAGAGATATATGTTATACTATTGTAATGATATGTCCACTATGTAACCAGGCAATGATGGTTCCAATTATTTATGGCTACCCAACAGAACACTTGGTAGAGCAAGCTCGCCTAGATAAGATTGTTCTTGGTGGAACTATGTTCAAAGAATATACCCACTTCTGCCACAACTGCCAGACAACTTATCCAGAAGTAGAAGACTAAAGAATCTTTCTTAGCTCTTCTTTTGATACAATTCCTACTGCCGATCCAACAGCCTTGCCGTCAGAGAAGCTGATGAAGAATGGTGCAATTGTAGGTGGCTGAGATTTAATCAACATCTTGATGAGATCTGGATCTTCGTCATAGTTCACTCTAGAATAAGATACACCAGGATTCTCTTTTAAAAATTCTTGAATGACTGGCTCCATAACTACTGAAGCCTGTGAGCTCTTATTACTGAACTCAATAATTTCTTTTTGTGTCATACTTCTATTATACACAGTCTTATAAAAGAGGTAGTTAAAATAGATTGTGAATGAAAACTTTTTTTGCAATAAGTGTAAGCAACCAATGTCACGCATTGTGTATGGCTACCCTACACAGGCACTAGTGGAGCTTGCAGAAGAAAACGGATGGACCTTAGGCGGATGCATGATAAGTCCAATAAAGTTTTATTGCAAAAACTGTAAGTCTTCTTGGTCTGAAGACTTAGGTTTTGACTCCTGAGATCTGATCCATTCTTCAAGAATGCTCATAATCCTGGCACCAGTTATCTCTACTGCAGTATCGCCATAATCAATAATATAAGTATTCTCTGCGGATAGAAAGTATTTAAACTTTGATGTAGTTGGCTTCTCCATTTATGCTGAAACCAACCTACGCTTTACTGGGTCAAACATCTTTGGCTTCTTCTTTGAAGCCTTGCCGTTATTACGCTGAGAGTTACGGTCTCCCTTACCCTTCTTAACTGCCACGATTACTCCTCTTCTCTATAGTCTTCTGCTAGTTTAACCCATTCATTCTTAGTAAAGATAGATGGGGGTTGGGATCTATCCCAAGGTTCTACAACAATCTCGCTACCATTTTTCCATACAACAAAGTTGTAATCTCCCTCACGAGGCTTACCATCAGCCATACGCTTTTTCCAGAGGGTATGCCACTTGGCATTCTGAACATCAGTGTTAATCTTATTCATAATTTAATCAAGTACCTAACTGAATCTACGTACCCAGCCTTGATAGCATTCTTTAACATCTTATGAGATGAGCTGCCATGCTTTGGTAGTTCTGAAAAGTATATCACGAAATTAACGTCAGGGTATTCTGCTTTAATAAGAGCACCGTTGGCAATAGCCTTCTTGACATTATCTGTACGTCTGGCACCAGGACGCTTATTGCCCTTTGCCTCGCCACCCTTGGCCTCAATATAGAACTGCCTGCCCACTGTGTCCTTGTATGCAAAGTCAGCCTCAACCCCTACATCCTTCAACACAACATGTTTATCAATCTTTTTAATGCCAGTACGAGATAGATCTTCCAGGACCATGTCTTCAAATAGGTCACCAGACTTCTTGCTTTCTGCTTGGAACATTGCTTCCTTTCAACGAACTACAATATTATGGCATTAACATTGCTCCCTGTCAAGTGTATAATTTTGTTATGGCAAAAGGCGATGGAAGATTTGGTTGGTGCTTTACAAATGACTGCGGTAGCTGTATAATTGTAACCTCACAAGAGATAAGGTGCAGCTGTACATGTCACAGTTCGTAATAGCTAA